GCGGCTTTTCGTATTTTGCTTGAGTATTCCCTGACAAACAGAAAAAGTTTTGGGAACAAGTTTTTCTTGGATTTCAGGGAAAAAATCACTTGTTCCAACGTAAAAGCGGCTTTTCGTATTTTGCTTGAGTATTCCCTGACAAACAGAAAAAGTTTTGGGAACAAGTTTTTCTTGGATTTCAGGGAAAAAATCACTTGTTCCAACGTAAAAGCGGCTTTTCGTATTTTGCTTGAGTATTCCCTGACGGTCACGTGACAAACAGAAAAAGTTTTGGGAACAAGTTTTTCTTGGATTTTTGGGAAAAATTCACTTGTTCCAACGTCAGTGCGGCTTTTCGTATTTTGCTTGAGTATTCCTTGACAAACAGAAAAAGTTTTGGGAACAAGTTTTTCTTGGATTCCACGGAAAAAATCACTTGTTCCAACTTCCGTGCGGCTTTTCGTATTTTGCTCGAGTATTCCCTGACAAATCACGTGACAAACAGGAAAAGTTTTGGGAAAACACTGTTTTGTGTGTTTGACGTACCGGATTTCCTAAAGTTTGTGAAAACATTGTTTCTTTGTGTGACACACCGGATTTCCTAAAGTTTGTGAAAACATTGTTTCTTTGTGTGACACACTGGATTTCCTAAAGTTTGTGAAAACATTGTTTCTTTGTGTGACACACCGGATTTCAGAGCAAAAAGTGTAAACGTTTTGCAACATTTCCAGAGCAAAAAAGTGTAAACGTTTTGCAACATTTCCAGAGAAAAAAGTGCAAAAAAGTGTAAACGTTTTGCAACATTTCCAGAGCAAAAAGTGTAAACGATTTGCAACATTTCCAGAGCAAAAAGTGTAAACGTTTTGCAATATTTCCAGAGCAAAAAAAAGTGCAAAAAAGTGTAAAGTTTTGCAACATTTCCAGAGCAAAAAGTGTAAAGTTTTGCAACATTTCCAGAGCAAAAAGTGTAAAGTTTTGCAACATTTCCAGAGCAAAAAGTGTAAACGTTTTGCAACATTTCCTTAGCAAAAAAGTGTAAACGTTTTGCTTCAAGTTTCCAACGTTTTCCTCGCCGTTTGCTACGCGTTATCGTTGTTGTCATGACAATTTCTGTGGCTATTTTCCGTAGTGATGACAATTTCTGTAGCTATTTTCCGTAGTCATGACAATTTCTGTGGCTATTTTCCGTAGTCATGACAATTTCTGTGGCTATTTCCCGTTGTCATGACAATTTTTGTTGGGTTTTTGCATTGTCATGACGATTTCGATCCACAACTGCGTATAAAATGGTCCGCATTTTCGCTACCATACTCATAACCATGCCTGCTCCAGTCATTTCTACTCCGCCAGCTGCTTTTATGGCTTCGACTGCTTTAGCTCCTTTTTCGGCTGGAGCCATGATGTCGACGACGACGTTTTCATCGTTGACATCTTGCGATTGCTGTCCTTATTTAAATTCTTTGGGTGAGTTTACTGTTGTTTTGCTGCTATGTTGAACTTTTACTTATCTGTGTGTATCTGTGTGTATGTGTGTGTGTGTAGGGTTTTCGCGATTTCGTTCCCCTTTTTTCAAGTATTTCATGTCGGTGGACAATCGAGCGAAAACCATCGACTCGTCCGCCGCCTCGTGTGGCTTCTATCAATCACATTCTGCTTACGTAGTTTTTAATTGCTTGAAATGTCTCAAATCCCAATTGCAATGTCTCTATATATTTCCCTATAAATCGACGCCCATCTTTTTTAAAGTCTGCAACTGCGGCATGACGGGAATTTCGACGCAGATTGTAGGTGAAATGTTTATGATGGAATCATTCGGTGCCATGTTGCAAGCCACCGTGAAAGACATTTGGATCCAGAAATTATGTATTTACTGTGGCAACGTTGACTCTCATTCGTCGAGTTGTATTTTTTACCAACACGTGCCAGGTAAAAAGTCTCGCTCGACGTGCGTCGTTTGTTTCGAAGCCGCCACCATTCTTTTTCCCTGCAAACATGTCGTTTGTTGTCCCAATTGTGCTCTAAATGTCGACCACTGTCCGCTCTGTCGCCAACCTGCTGATTATTTTAAAATTTTAACTTTTTAGCCTATCCGATGCAGATGAATCATCCGGCGTGGGCCAAATTTGAATTGCGCTTCATCTCTTATAACAGAGATCCCAATTATTTGCATTTAGCTTCTAAAGGCTTTTTTCGTCACGCTTCGTGCAACGAAAACGTTTGCTTTGTCTGCAACTCTATCGATGAACACGCCCTTTTTTGTCCTCTGCACGACCAACGTACGCGAATCTCGGTGAATGACGCCACTCTTTGCGACGAATGTCCCAACACTGCAGACACCGTTCTCCTACCGTGCGGATGTTCGTTTCTCTGCGCCACCTGCGCTTGTCAGTACGGCATCTGCCCTCGCTGCAATACCAATATTACCGCTTTTGTTACGGTTTTTTTGAACGATGAATGAAAATTTTTTTTCTCAATAAACGAGTTGCATCATGAATACTATTTACTGCTTTTCTCTCGATAAAATGTTTGCTTCTTTTTTTAATAATGTCGCTACAGCCATTAACAGTCTAACTAATAAAGATTTTGAGTACTTTTGGAAACGCGGTCTCTATCGCCTAGTTCCTCTCACCAAGGGAGGCTTTGGAGCCATTTACGAATTAGAAATCAACGGTCACAAGGTGGTAGACCGCAAACAAGCTGATGTCATCGTCAAAATGAACAATAACGGTTTCAAACAATCGGCTCTTTTGTTTGAAGGCGTTTGGTTGCTCGACTTTGATTTGGCTGAAATTTATTTTTGCCCATTCATTTCCTATTTGAACAAAATGAAAGTCTGTCCTTTTCTCTGCAACTACATCAGTGCCAACATTGTCGACAAAGATTACGTTCTCTTCATAGAACGCTACTCGTATGAAGTCATGACTTTTTTACCGCATCTCACCGTCGACTACGTCATTCAATTTCTTTTCCAGTTAACCTATTCTTTTTACATTATCAAGCAATATTTGGGAATGGTACACTTTGATGTTCATTTACGTAACGTGATGGTGGCCAAATCGACGTCGTCATTTCTTTTGGCCGACGCCAATAAAAAACGAGGCATTTATCTGCCTCACATGGCATATGAAGCGAGGTTGATCGACTTTGGATTTTGCACCATGGATTTGCGACACAGTATCGATCCTCATTTGAGAGGCGATTTCCAGTGTGCGCCGCACAATTTCAGTCGAACACCAGCCATATCGGAACTCTTCAAGACAACTAGAGACACTCGCTCTAAACTGCTCACTGTAGAAATACAATATTTCTGTTTACATCTCTATCAGATTATCGCTCGTCAAGCACCTCAGCATCCCATTTTAAAAGCCATTCAACAATTTTGCGATTGCATGTACGACCAGGTGGTCGATTTGACTCAACCCGCTCTCCAACGCGATCGTTTCATTTTGCCGCAACACGACGTCGGTGTCGTCTGCGCGGCCATACGTAAACCCAGCGATCTCATTGTCGGGCTCGAACGCTATTGTCATTTGTACGGCAGTGTCATTTACGACAAGGAAAGCGATCTTCAAATATCGACGCCTTTCAAAAACACGACCGTTGTCAAGGAAAATGCCAAACTCGTTTTGAACGTCAACAAATTGCACGTCTATAAAAACTATCAAAATTTTATAAAAACATCCATACCGGATATTCGCTGGTTTGAATCCACTTTTACCGTCATAGAAAACACTTATGGTCACGTTTACAAATTTCCCATCAATTGTTGGGTCGATAAAATCTCTAGCGACCGTTCGCCTTACAACGCCATTTCCATCTTCAGAAAAGATGTACCCTACAATATTCGTAATGCTTATTTGACGCATCACGGTGCTCGCGTCACGTTTCACGTCAATCGGCGTACGGAAGACTTTTCAAACTCGTTTTACGCAGGTAAATTTCTCTTCATCAAAGGTACACTGTACGCTTGCGAACATTTGCCTCCGCTCATGTTTGGTCTTTCTGATGATTACTTTTGTATTTTCAGTTTCAAATCGGACAAGTGTAAATACGTCGAGAAAATTATCCAACTTCATCACCTCAACTATCTTATCGATGCTTCCAATGCGTGCGGTTTTCACTATCAAGGAGATCCTATTTACGGACACATGACCACGAAAAAACCTCTATTTTATATTTCGATTAATAATGAATAGAGTTTCATAAAAAAATTATTTCTATGAAACTGTTTTAGTCGGATTGTCTCATTACCATTAAATTAATTGTATATATCAATAAATGAATGAAACGGCTAAATTAGCTCTCTTTGTGGCTTTGGTTATGTTGGTATTATCTGGGGCTATTTACACTAGCGCCTACTTTAAAAAGACTGGTCCCGAAGGTCAAATGTTGAGTTTAGTTCCCGATCGGGTCGTCGTCACCGATCCCGTGACTGGTGCTCTCATTTCGTCGTCGGTGAAAACCAAAGAACTCGCCGAATGTTGCCCTCAAAAAATCATCAATGACACGACGGCTAGTTTGACCAACACGTTCAGCAGTAGTTTTACCGACAAGAATTTTCTGCGACGAACTAAATTGGAACCGGGCGCCATTTTAGTCGCCGATGCCGTCGGCAACGTTTCCAGTTCACAAATCGGTATTCCTTTCATCACGTCGTGTTGCGAAAGTATTAAAGCGTTAATCGACGACGTTCAGCCTAAATCCGATGGTCTTTACAGCAGTTTGAAAACGGATGCCACGTACGTTAAAAAACCGGAAACAAGTGTCACCCAACGACCAGTCACGTACAACGCCTATACTGGCGCACTGGAAATGGTGACATTGCCGGCCAATAGTATTTTATCGACCGATACCAACGGCGATATCGTTACCACACCCTACAGTTTGCCTTCGTGTTGCGATAAAATCAAGGACACGATCGTCGACTACACTACCACGTTCAGTTCCAATTATATTGATACCAATTACCAACGACGAGCTGTCGCCGGTTCTCAACATTTACTCATGATGGACGACTACGGAAATTTAGTCGACAGCGGACTGACGCCCACTATCGTCAATGCGTGCTGCGAAACGGCTCGCAACGCTTTGTCGCCGAGCAATATTATTGACGGCGGTGGCAACGCGTTGTACAGCGCTCCCAAGATAGACGCCACGTTTCAAAAGAAAACCACGGCTCCGGCTAACGCTCTCCTCATGCCCGATGCCAACGGCAATCTGGTTGACAGTGGATTGACGCCGGCGGCTATTCAAGCGTGTTGCACGCAAGCTGCCAACGCCGCTTCTGACTCGCTACTCAAATCAGATATCGTCGACACGTCCCTCTCGGCGACTAAATTGTATTCGTCTCTGAAAATTGACGACACGTTCCAGAAGAAAGCTATCGCTCCTGCCAATGCTATCGTCGTCGTCGACGCTAAAGGCGATCTCGTCGACAGCGGGTTCACTCCACAATTTCTTCAAAATTGTTGCGCTCAAGCCGCTACCGGTTCAGCCAATGGACTCATGAAATCAGATATCGTCGACACGTCCACGGCCACCGACAAATTGTATTCGTCCAGCAAAATCGATGCCACGTATACCAAAAAGACGACAGCGCCAGCCAACTCGCTACTCATGCCCGACGCCAACGGTAATCTGGTCGACAGCGGTCTCACGCCTTTGGCTATTACCACGTGTTGCACGGCCGCTATAACAGCCGCCAATGAATCGTTGAAAATTGTCGATATCGTCGACACGTCTACGGCTACCGATAAACTTTATAGTTCTTCGAAAATTGACATGACGTATCAAAAGAAAACCACCGCTCCAGCCAATGCTTTACTCATGCCCGACGCCAACGGTAATTTGGTGGACAGTGGACTGACGCCTAGTGCCATACAAGCGTGTTGCACGCAAGCCGTTGGCGCTGCTACCAATTCCTTATTGAAAACAGATATTGTCGACACATCGACATCTACCGATAAACTTTACAGTTCTTCCAAAATCGACATGACGTATCAAAAGAAAACGACAGCACCAGCCAATTCGCTTCTCATGCCCGATGCCAACGGCAATCTAGTGGACAGTGGCCTAACTCCTACCGCCATCCAAGCGTGCTGCACGCAAGCTGTTAATGCTGCTACCAATTCCTTATTGAAAACCGATATTGTCGACACGTCGACATCTACCGATAAACTCTACAGTTCTTCTAAAATAGATGCTACGTTTACCAAAAAGACGACGGCGCCAGCCAATGTGTTACTCATGCCAGATGCCAATGGTAATCTGGTCGACAGCGGCATTACGCCGGCTTTCATCAGTGCTTGTTGCCAAGAAACGGCTGACGCTAAAATTGGCGTTTCCAATGCTTTGATGAAAAGCGATATCGTCGACACTTCCACTTCGGCTACTAAACTCTATTCGTCAAGTAAAATCGATGCCACCTATCAAAAGAAAACGACCGCTCCAGCCAATTCGTTGCTCATGCCCGACGTCAATGGAAATTTAGTCGACAGTGGCCTCACTCCTACAGCCATCCAAGCGTGCTGCACGCAAGCTGTCGGTGCCGCCACCAATTCCTTACTGAAAACCGATATTGTTGATACATCGACATCTACTGACAAACTTTACAGTTCGTCCAAAATCGATGCTACGTATAGCAAAAAAACGACAGCGCCGGCCAACTCGCTTTTGATGCCTGACGCCAGCGGCAACCTAGTGGACAGCGGATTGACACCAGCCGGTATTCAAGCGTGTTGCACGCAAGCTGTCAATGCCGCCACCAATTCCTTATTGAAAACCGATATTATTGACACGTCGACATCTACCGATAAACTCTACAGTTCATCCAAAATCGATGCGACGTATCAAAAGAAAACCACGGCGCCGGCCAATACGTTACTCATGCCCGACTCTAACGGTAACTTGGTCGACAGCGGCATCACTCCGGCTTTCATTAGCGCCTGCTGCCAACAAACCACCAACGCTACTACCGCTGTGGCCAACGCTTTATTGAAAAGTGATATCGTCGACACGTCCACTTCGGCTACCAAACTTTATAGTTCTTCTAAAATCGATGCCACGTATCAAAAGAAAACCACGGCGCCAGCCAACGCAATCTTGGTTCCCGATGCCAACGGCAACCTAGTCGACAGTGGACTGACACCGACAGCCATCCAAGCGTGCTGCACGCAAGCTGTCAGTGCCGCCACCAATTCCCTACTTAAAACCGATATTGTCGACACGTCCACGGCCACTGACAAACTCTACAGTTCGGCTAAAATCGATGCGACGTATACCAAAAAGACGACAGCGCCAGCCAACTCGCTGCTCATGCCCGACGCCAACGGTAACCTAGTGGACAGTGGACTGACACCGACAGCCATCCAAGCTTGTTGCACGCAGGCAGTCAGTGCCTCTACCAATTCCTTATTGAAAACCGACATTGTCGATACGTCCACATCGACTACCAAACTTTATTCGTCGAGTAAAATCGATGCTACTTATGCCAAAAAGACGACCGCGCCAGCCAACTCGCTTTTGATGCCTGACGCCAGCGGCAATCTAGTGGACAGCGGGCTGACACCAGCCGGTATTCAAGCGTGTTGCACGCAAGCTGCCAGTGCTGCCGCTAATTCGCTTTTGAAAACAGATATCATCGACACGTCCACTTCCACGACGAAACTCTATTCGTCAAGCAAAATCGATGCCACGTATCAAAAGAAAACGACAGCTCCGGCTAATGCTTTGCTCATGCCCGATGCCAATGGTAATTTAGTCGACAGCGGCATCACGCCGGCATTCATTAGCGCCTGCTGCCAACAAACCAGCAACGCCACTACAGCTGTAGCCAATGCCTTATTAAAAAGTGATATCGTCGACACGACAACGTCCACTAGCAAACTTTATAGTTCTTCCAAAATCGATGCCACCTTTCAAAAAAAGACGACAGCGCCGGCCAACGCAATCTTGGTTCCCGATGCCAGCGGCAACCTAGTGGACAGCGGATTGACACCAGCCGGTATTCAAGCGTGTTGCACGCAAGCTGCCAGTGCTGCCACCAATTCCTTATTGAAAACCGATATTGTCGACACGTCCATTTCGGCTACTAAATTGTACAGTTCATCCAAAATCGATGCCACGTATCAAAAGAAAACGACAGCACCGGTCAATGCTTTGCTGATGCCCGACGCTAGCGGTAATTTAGTCGACAGCGGACTGACACCCACAGCCATCCAAGCGTGCTGCACGCAAGCTGTCAGTGCCGCCACCAATTCCCTATTGAAAACCGATATTGTCGACACGTCCACATCAGCGACGAAACTCTATTCGTCGAGCAAAATCGATGCCACCTATCAAAAGAAAACTACCGCGCCAGCCAATGCTTTGCTCATGCCTGACGCTAGCGGCAACCTAGTGGACAGCGGCTTAACACCGACGTTCATCAACGCGTGTTGCACACAAGCTTCCAACGCGTTGACGGCCAGCACAAACGCTCTAGTGAAAACGGATATCGTCGACACTTCGACATCGGCTACTAAATTGTACAGTTCAACCAAAATCGATGCCACCTATCAAAAGAAAACGACAGCTCCTGCTAATTCTATTCTCATGCCGGACGCTAGCGGAAATTTAGTCGACAGTGGCTTGACGAAAACATCTATCGAAGCGTGCTGCACGCAAGCCGCTAATGCCGCTACCAATTCCCTATTGAAAACCGATATCGTCGACACTTCGACATCGGCTACCAAACTCTATTCGTCGAGCAAAATCGATGCCACCTATCAAAAGAAAACCACCGCGCCAGCCAATGCTTTGCTCATGCCTGACGCCAACGGCAACCTAGTGGACAGCGGCTTGACACCGACGTTCATCAACGCGTGTTGCACGCAAGCTTCCAACGCTCTAGCTACAAGCAATAACTCTTTACTAAAAACCGATATTGTCGACACGTCCACATCCGCTACGAAACTGTATTCGTCTAGCAAAATAGATGCCACGTATCAAAAGAAAACTACGGCTCCCGCTAATGCTATTCTAACGCCAGACGCTAGCGGTAATCTAGTAGATAGTGGTTTGACGAAAACATCTATAGAGGCGTGTTGCGCTCAGGCCGCCAATGCCGCCACCAACTCTTTGTTGAAAACGGATATCGTCGACACGTCCACGTCAGCCACGAAATTGTATTCGTCCAGCAAGATCGATGCCACTTTCCAGAAAAAGACGACGGCTCCGGCCAAAGCTCTGCTGATGCCCGATGCTAGCGGTAATTTAGTCGACAGCGGTTTGACTCCCACGTTTATCAACGCGTGCTGCACGCAAGCTTCCAACGCTCTCGCTGCTAGCAATAATTCGTTGTTGAAAACGGATATCGTCGACACGTCCACTTCTGCCACGAAATTGTATTCGTCCAGCAAAATCGATGCGACCTATCAGAAAAAGACGACGGCGCCGGCTAACGCTCTGCTGATGCCCGATGCTAGCGGTAATTTAGTCGACAGCGGCTTGACTCCCACATTTATCAACGCGTGCTGCACGCAAGCTTCCAATGCTCTCGCCGCCACCAACAACGTCCTCTTGAAATCCGATATTAAAGATTCCGGCTTATTGGGTGCTCCGTCTACCACTTCATTGTGGTCATCTAGTAAAATAGATTCGACTTTTCAAAAGAAATCGACGGCTCCGGCTAATACGTTGTTGATGTTGGATGCTAATGGTAATTTAGTGGGTGCCGGTTTCACTTCCGCTCAGCTTGAAACGTGCTGTTCGACTTCCAATCAAAGCGCGACTTCAACCAGTTTGTTGTATCTCCAGTACACCAACGTGTTTGCTTATTTTAATGCTGTAGCCAATACGTGGACTTTGGCGTCGTACTTTACCAAACGTTACGACACTACCGGCGGCTGGTATGCTAGTGGAAAATTTCAACCTAAAAAAGCCGGCGTGTGGTCGATTCGCGCGACTGCTTGGGCTCCTCGAACATTGGGCGGTAATCGTATTCATTTTTGTTTGGCTCAAAATGCGGCCATGAATCCCTTGTGGCAAGACGTCAATTCGTGGAATAATTCCACGCAAAGTAATTTGACAACATTTACGGCTAAAGTCGACGCTATTTTTGTTTTGAATGGATCCACCGATTACGTGTCGGCGTATTTTATGACCAATTCGTTGCCGCAGGATTTCGACGTTTTGGAAAATTGCAACATGTTTCAAGCCTACTATTTAGGTGGCGCTTAGATTCAAATCACTTTCTGAGAGATTCGAATCTTTATTCTATCGAAGGAAACGACGTCAATTCACTCGTGGTCAAACTTGTACTACTACTGCTACTGCCATTATTTCTGACTCGTTGAATGATTGTTCCCAGTAATCCGCCGATAATCATAGTGATTCCTACGTAGAGCAACCATTGGTATCTATCGGTAGTTTTAACAGCGGTAACGTCAACGGCGGCCAATTGAACGACTCCTTGCGGGTAAAACTGAAATTTACATCCGTCGCCGCTCTTGTAGAAAGTGATTTCGGGCACTTGTTTGGCGACGGTGCCACCCGTTTCCGTCAGACGAGCGTCGACGACGCGACACGATGACGATTTCAGGCACGCATCCATGGCTTGCCGAACGATAGTCGTCCTTGGAACGCTACCGTCCACATTACCGGTACAGGTGTCTCTGAACGGTCGCGTGTAATTGGACGATTTCATGTACGTTTTTCCTAGGGTAAAGTACAAGGCAAAAAACACGCCTCCGATGGCGATCATGAGAGGAAAAACGAAACGCAAAGCGTTGGACGTGACTCGCGCCGCGACCAGCACGGGCACGAGCACGAAAGCCAAAACGGCCGCCGCTAACCAGGCCAAATTGAAACCTTCCAATTTCGATTCGGCTTCCTGATTCAATCGTTGTTGCACGTCGTCGATGGCTTTCACGCCGAGCACGCTTTTCAGCGCGCACTTGTCGAATATTTCGCTCATCTGACTCAGAACGTTGTTGGTAATGTTGACGCTACCTTTGACGTTCTTGATGGTGATGCTTTGCACGTTGTTGGCGTTCAACACGCACGATTGACGGATAGCGTTGTTGATGGTCGTTTGGCTTTTCACGATAGATTCTGCCGTATTCTTGGCATCGTCAAAAGTAAAAAAATTCAATCCGCTCACCAACGATTTCGCCAATTGATCGAGTTGCACGCCGATTCTTTTTTGCGAATCGACATTACTGATGCTGTCCATCAATACCGTCATGTTGACTTTGGCCGTTTGCGTGATGGTGTTGCCGCTAATGTTGACATCGCCACCGCTACCGTCGACGCTGATGATTTGCGTGTTACTCGTACTAATGGTGCTCGTCTGTACCGTTTCAGCGGCTATTTTCGAATAGATATCTACGACTGCTTTAGCTACGTTAGTCGATTTAGCATTTCCCATTTATTATGCTTCTTTTACAACAAGGAAAATATTTTTTCTAATGTCAATGGATTCAAGAAATTTTCATAGTGATCCATGCACGTTTTCCAATTGTTCGGTCCGCATCCGGTGGCTTTGAATTGATCCGTCTTGTCCTGGCGCACGCGGTAACCGTACCACGCTCCGACTTTATCGGTTGACGCCGCGTCTTGATTGGCATCTTCCTTCCAGTGGCACTCGACGACGCAATCCGTTTCCTCGCCACGATACTCGCTGCACGGTGTGAATTCGACCAGAAAATAATTGGCGTCTGTATCGGGAGGCGTGTCGTTCAATTCGTCGTACTGCGCTCGAGCAATGAGGCACCAACATTTGCCGTCTTTGATGTAGAAATCGACCGTGTCGTTGGACTTTTTGTATTTGTACACGGGACTTTTGCCGTGAACTCGCGTTAAAATGAAGCCCTCATCGACGCTATCGTAATGATCTCGAATGTAATTGAACGGGTACGACGTAAAGACGCAATTGTTGAGAAATAGGATCTTGTTGTCGACCAATTTTTTCAGGGAATCGTGTCGTTTCGTGTAATCCACTCGAAAACTGTTGGTCTCAAACAGATAAATAACGTCGTCTTTGTTTTCGTCGCCTTTGATGTATTCGCCGTAGGCCACGAATTCCATGTGAGGAAACGTCGGCACTTGGCACACTCTCTTTTCGTTGATGTCGTACGCGTATCCGTCTCCGTTGATGGCCACCAGTTCTCCATCACGTTTCTTGGTCACGCCGTACAAACCGTGAATGGTCGGTACCGTAGCGGCAGTCAATGAGAAGGGTTTCTTGAAGAAGCGAAACAACATTGTGTGCAGTGTGTTCAGAGGATACTGTTAAACTTCCAACCTAGCGATTTAAAGATAGTTTTGCAAATTTTATCTGTCAATAGTTTTCTTTCATTGGATTTTATCAACATGAAATGATCAGCGTGAACGTTGATATTGTGATGCTTTAGTAGTAAAAATAAGATGTATTGTGTATTAAAATTTTTCTTATTCAATTCCTTGAAATTCTTCAACTCCATATTGATGATGTCAAATTCTTGCAAGAGCTGCTCTTCAATGAAGGAAATGTCGCACGGAGGTTGACCCGTAATCAAATGGTGAATCAACACGTAGTCGTCATAGTACTTACTGTAGCCTAAATTTTTCATAATCATACACACGTGACTGAGACTGATGGTCGTCAACCGATAGTCGCTCAAATGGTTACTAATATTTTCTAAAATAGTTGGAGGTATAGTGTTCTTTTGTTTACCCTGAAAACGTATCATGCAGTCGCGAAAATGTTGGTTTCGATCGTAAATGTATTTGGGATTGACGCGCGTCGTGTCCGTATTGCTCGACTGTATAAAGTAGACTTTCTCCGATTTGCACGTGTAGCAAATGTTGACTGTTTCGTCGAAAAAGTAGCCGAGAGTCGAACCGCAATACTGGCACGTGTTCGGATCGTCTTTTTGCTGATCGACCACTTTGACGTTGTAGTAGTACTTTTTGTAGCAATCAAAAATTTCCCAAAAATTTTTCACCACGTACGTTTTACGCGCGTGATGCTGCTGCTTGGTGCCGTCCTCTTTCTGGAAGAACGTGTTCACCGTCGGCATTTGCATCAGCTGCACGTACTCTTTGAGAATCGAACGAATTTCTACGAAATAGAAACGAATAAAATTAATATTTTTAATGGTGGTACGAATCTCGTCCAGATCGTCAATCAAGTGACTGCGAACGCGTTCCGAGAGCCACGGTTGCGACAGGTAGTCGCACACTTGTTGTTCGCGAGTCGTCAACCCTTCTAGCTGACTAATTTCCTCCTTAAAATGTGTTTCTATTTGTTTGTGAAATTCCAAGATATTATCCATCTTTACATCTAAACTAGGAATTTTTAATCAACAAAAATCTATTCTGGCGTTATAATAAATATATTATCAAAAAATGGCGCAATCGAATATCACTTCAGGATTTATTGATATTGCAACATTGGATGAGATCGAAAAGTACATGTACTCGGGACCCGATGCCATCGTTTACTTTGTCCGCTCCACCTTGAAATCGACTTGGTTCACTCAGATTCCCGTATTGTTGTCGCGCAACAACGGCAATGCCGGTTTCGGGCAAGAGTGGAGTGTCAGCGTCAGTCGCGCCGGTGACTACCTCATTCACGTGTGGCTTCGCGTCGTCGTTCCCGCCGTCACTCTCAAAATTACCAATAGCTTTGCCGCCAACGGTCGCCTTCGTTGGACCAAAAATTTCATGCACAATCTCATTCGAGAGACGAGCATTTCTTTCAACGATTTGTTTGCTCACACCATCCACAATTATCATTTGGATGCCTATTCTCAGTTCACTGTCGAAGCTAGTAAACGCGCCGCTTACGATCAAATGATTGGCAACATTGGCGACATGATCGATCCTCACGGTCCAGGAGACACTATTCCTAGTCAAACGCTCAATCTCGTTTTACCCTTCTTTTTCACTCGCGATGTTGGCGTCTCTCTACCCACCGCTGCCATCCCTTACAACGAGATGCACATTAATTTCCAGTTCCGCGACTGGAAAGAATTGCTCATTTTGGACAATGCAGCCGCCGCCGGAGCTCAAGTCAACGTGCCTGTTGTCGGTGTCGATATCGATGCCGCTCCCGTCTTGGAAAGCGTTCAAGTATGGGCCAACTACGCCATCGTCAGCAACAAGGAACGTATTCTGATGGGTAAATCTCAACGTACCATTTTGATTGAACAAGTTCAAATCGCTCCTCGTCAATCGTTCAATCCCAAAGCCAATCCAGTTCCTAGCTACGACGTTCGTTTCAATCACGCCGTCAAAGCCCTCTTTTTCCAGGTTCGCAATTCCACATTTGCCAATCAGTGGTCCAATTACACGACTGCCTCTCCCGTCGTCACTCCAACTACTACAGCTATCGATTACGAAAGCCGCTACGCTCGCGATCCCATCAAGCACACGACGCTCATCTACGAGAATTCCAATCGTTTTTCCAACATGGGTAGCGATTATTTCAGTCTAGTCAATCCCTACTATCACGCTCCAGCTTGTCCCACCGACACTGGCTACCATTTGTATTCGTATTCGTTGAAATTCAACGATCTCGATCCCATGGGCAGTACCAATTACGGTAAATTGTCCAACGTCAGCTTGGTGCCAGCTGCTAGCGATGACGCCATCATAGCCAGTAACGGCACAGGCCCCGTCTTGTCGGGCACCAATTTCGGTCAGACGTTCGAATTTATAGTCACCGTCATCGTCAACAATATTATCCGCATTGCCGGCGGTACAATGGGTTTCCCTGTTTTGTAAATTGAGAGTTTAAAAAGTGAGCTTGTACTAAGAAATTATTATATTATTATAATGAGTCTAAGATTGAAAAAAGAAAGATGGCAACCGGACCCGTTTGTGCCGCCTTTGACGTTGGAAGAAACGCGAGCCGCTTGCGCCGCATTGCACATTGTCGACTACCCGCAGGTGGAACGCGCCGTTCAAGATCCACCCATCGAAGGTCAAAAGTATGCTCTTTTTAGTTTTTTCCCAGCCGCTCCCGGCGGCATCAACAAGTACAACGTGTTGGCTTTCGCCAAAATTAGAGGCGTCTACGCCACCGAAGAAGAAGCGGCTACGGCTGCCAGAAAAATCATCAGAAAAACAGACAGTTGCAACAAGATTCACACCGTCGTCGTCGGTCGTCCTTTCCCCATCTGTGAAGCCATCATGGGTAAAGTCGTCGATAAGGTTGTTCTCGATGACGACTATCAACAGGCCGAAAAAGAGATGCGAAAACGCGCCGAGGCCAGCGAACAGGACACGACTCGAGAACTTCAAGATCGAACCAAAGCGCTACTGGACGACGTTGACGAAACCAAAGCCAAAGATCCCGTTGAAACGTACATTGTCAAACGCAACAAAATGGCCACCATCGCCGCTCTGTACACTCAACACTTGGAGCAAATCGAAAAATTTAAAACGATCATGATTAAAACTCATGGTGAAATTATCGAGTTGGAAACGCCTGAAATTCTCGCTTGCTACCAACAAGTTTACGACGCCAAATGTCAAGAATCAGGCATTGTCCCCGACGCCGTTATACAATCCTATTTTAAAACGATACCATCCTTTGATTTTTTAAATAATAAATGTTAGAAAGAAGTCAAATCATCGCCATAATAATAATTATGATTGTGACTCCTTGGCTCATGTGGATGACGATCCCTTTTGGTAGAGATGGCGGCAGTAGTCCGTCTCCAGGTGGTGGTGGTGGTGGCGGCGGAAGTCCTACTCCCGGTGGTGGTGGTGGTGGTGGCGGGGGTACCACTCCTCCGAAACCGGGTCCGACCCCGAACGGCGCGTTCCCCACGTCGCAAGAAATCATGTTTAAATCCAAAGAGGAATGTCAGACGAAAGGCGGTGTCTTGAACTGGGTCGGCGATTCGGTTTTGTTGACGTGCAACAATATCGTCCGTTTTGGACAGCCCGAATCGCCCATTTTCAATGAATTGGATCAAGTCAAAGCGGCTATCGCTTCGGGCGCTTTGAAACCGGCTACGGAAAAAGATCGATTGGTCGAATACTTTAAACTCGTCTATCCCAATTCACCGGCGACATCGTGGTCGTCGATGAGCGAAGCCGATCTCGTCGGTCGCTACCAAAAATTGGAAATCTACTACAAAATGCCTCCGGAAATTCAACCAGCCACGCCCATTACACCTCGTCGCGATGTGACGAATCAGTTTTTCCGCGTACCCAACGGCGTGACTCTCGATCAAGACGCCAATGTTTTGGGTCAAGTTGGACCCTATTTGGAAGTCATTCGTTTCGGACCCATGTACTCGTTTTTCGCCGACCCGACTCTTTTTGTCGGCACCTATTACTATCCCGTTCGCGGTTCGGGACTCTACTTGCCGTTGGGTAAAACCTTGGTGGCCTACAACAAAGTGCACGCCATGAAACTGTTGGGTGCCGCCAACGACCAAATCGTTTTGTACGGCGGTCGTGATTTCCAGTCGTTTTTGCGTCGCGATTCGGAATCGGCTGAATTTACAGCCGATGCTTTTGTCAGCGTGTGCGCCGTCAACAAACGAGCGACCAGCAACAATCCCGGTTGCGATAAAATCTTCAACTATTTTGCCAACACTATTCGCTACAAAGCCAAAGCTCTCGATCGACTCGTCGGCGAAATGGCCGCCGGTAAATCTCTGAGGTACGACACTCGAGCCGTCAACGGTGTCACTAAAAAGACGTTGGTCTACTACGGTTGCGGCGACACGGGCGATAAATTTCTGGCTCAATTGGCTCGCAATCGCGGCTACAATACGTTGCAATTTTTGCGCGAAGCTCAAATGGAATTGGACGGAGACGCCATCGTCGGCTATGAACTGTTGCATCTCGTCGAAAATGCCTACAGTCAAACGGCCCTCATGCGACTCGATCCCATGCGTATGCCATTGTACATGCCCGAGGGAACGACTCCGGCCATTCCACCAAACTATCTATTGACTAAAGATGTTATGAGCGTCGACGTGAAGGCCGTCATCAATTCAGAATTTAAACCGTTTAATCAAAAAGTCTTTGACATTGATCTCATTGTACAAGAACGAAATTCGAGAGCTCCAGCACCTCCGCCAAATCCAAATCCAGCACCTCCGCCAAATCCAAATCCAGCACCTCCGCCAAATCCAAATCCAGCTCCAGCTCCAGCTCCAGCTCCAAATCCAGCTCCAGTAGTCGTGGGCGCTTCTTGGGGTCGTCGTTATTAAAAAATTTCAAAAATATATAATGTGTTTTTGAAATTTAATCCGAAGAGTCTTCCGTATCCGAAGCCAAAACGCTAGTGATTTTACTAAACATCAGAGGAATGTCTCGCATGCCGTCGTCGGTCACGGTTGTCGACGACGTCGTGATGGTGGTCGAGGCGGCGGTCGTCGATCGTTGCTCTTTCAATTTCTTTTGGTGTTTGCTGCATTTCGTCGTGTTTCCGGAATTCTTTTGACCGCACTGTTGCCCGATACGTTGACCTTTGGTGAACGTGTGAGTGCACTTGTTGTCGTCGTTGACTAAAGTCGCTACAGTATCAGGGTCACTGCCATTCCACAACGTTCGCAGTTCCAATTCGTTCAGAGAATACCTGACAGATATTCTATCTATAAATGCGTCCACTGTATTTTGTTGTGCTTTAACCAAGTCATTGAGTAGTTCTAAAATGGTACTGACTAAATTTTCCGACATGGTGAACGTTTGATGCAACTTTCAAAACACGAGCGTTCGTCACCGTTTCAATTCCACGACTACTTGGCATTGTCAGCAACACAGCTTAAATAACCCACAATGGGTTTCTTTTTAGTTCCATGCGCTGGGCATCGTTTCAATGTCGAGACTGATTTACCTTTTTTTATTTCAGGTAAATGTAGAATAAATTATGAACAATTATCTGACGTATTCTCAGCTTCAGGGAAATCAACCTCTGAACAATAAAAGTATGGATAAAACCTCTCATTACGAAAAAGAAAAACCACCTCGTGACTACCCGCACGCTCACGGTCAACCGTTGACGCAAATGCCCCAGTTTTCCGATGTTCTCGCCCACTCACCGGCCAGACAATCGCATTCCATCATGGCGAAAGAAGTAGTTCCTCTGCATCCCGCTCATCCTGCAGCGCAACCCGTCAAACACACGGCCGTCGATAAAATCGTGCGGCAACATCGCAGCGACAACGACCACGGCGGCGAAGATTGTCCCATTTTCAGTCTCTACAAAACCGATTTGCAATTCAACAAGTACATTGCCGCCACGGTCGCTGCTGCTGCTCATCAAAATGTCTTTCCCGTCGAATTCGATTGGCGTCATCACGTGTCTCTTCCCGTCGCCCGTCATCAGGGAACGTGTGCCAACAATTTCGCCGTCACCGTCGTCTCGACTCTGCAAGATCGACGCATCGTTCACGGCGAACCCGCGTTCGACTACACACCTTGCATGAAATGTCACTCGGCCGAAGGTAATGCCGCGCAACTTGTCAGTCAATTGTCGTCGTCGACCACGCCGCGTTGCTCGTGTCTCTCTAAAATTCAAGCCACCGTCGACAATGTGCGCTGGCTGACGGACATTGACGCCATCAAACAAGCGATCGTCACTCAAGGACCCGTCATAGCCGGTATGTTGGTCTACTCCAATTTCTTGTCGGGTCATTTCGGTGAACACGGCATCTATCTCGATCGTGTCGTCACTCATCATCCGCACACCAAATTCGCGTCTCCCGCGTCTCTCGTCGGCGCCATCACGGTCGTCATCGTCGGTTGGGGTGTCGCCGCCGACGTGCAAACCAGTTCTTTCACCTACGAATCGGTTCCCTACTGGATTTGTCGCAACACTTGGGGCCCGCAATGGGGACCGAACGATGGCTACTTTAAAATCGCGACGCATCGTCACAATAAACATGTGCAACTCGAACGACCCTTTCATTACAAGCAAGCCCAGTGCGGTGGAGTGATCACGTTCGATTTACGTCCCCTAGCCAAAGAGTCGGCTTGGTCCACTTACGGCATTCCTATAGCTGTCGCCGTCCTACTTGTCGTAATGCTTTACGGAGTTAAATTGAAACTTAAAAGCGTGCGCAGAAGGTAAAAACGAAAACGAAATGTTTTGTCTATTTGAAAATTATTTATCGTCAAAAGATCGAGACGTTCAACCAGTCGACCATGTCGACGTTGAATGTCAGCACGTCTACTTTGAAAATAATGACGGGACATTTTGCAATCGTTGTCGTCAACAAATGACGTGTCAAAACACCAACCAGGACCAAATTCAACAAAAGGCCAACATTGGCATTCGTAAAGAAATGGAATTTTTAAATCTCAGTCCGGAAATTGTCGAAATGACCAACAAGTACTTTATCATGGCCTGTAATCAACGTATTCATCGCGGAAACTACCGAAAAGCCATCATTTGCGCGTCGCTCTTTCACGTCTTGATGCTGAAAAAATGTCCTCAAAGTTACGACACGGTCATCAGGTGGTTTGGCTTGACCAATCATTTCGCCAATAAAGGCTTCAATTTAGTCAAACTAAAAATACCCGAATTGTGCTACCTGCGCGAGTCGTACTCGGACACGGCCGACATGATTTTCAAACACATCGGTCTCGAAAGGGACGAGACCTTTTTGAAATTCATCAATCGTCCCGATATTATGGCTTTTATTCGTACGAAAATCAATCGACGCATGTACATGATTGTCGCCGCTTTTGTTTTCATTTACATTCGCCGGCAATACAATCCCTCTATTGTTCTCGTGGATTTCTGTACCAAATTGGAATTGTCACCCACCGTTGTCGAACGCATTCTGAAATCTATTCCCCAAGAAATACATTTCTAAAAAAGTGTGAAAATTTTTTAGAAATATTTGATTTCATCTACATAAAGCTATTTGAGAGAGACTGCGCGCGCTCATCATGTCTCAAGCCAGGTACGATCAATGTGAACGCTTGTTGCGCACAGACGTTCACAAATTTGCTCTCGCTCTCATGGTGGACTACTCGTTTCAAAATACCATCGACTGGCCGAATCTTTTTAAACAGCTACCGCTTCACATCTCGTTCCCCGTGCACGTGCCCGAAAGCTTTAAATTGAAACTCGTCGAATCGCTGGTTGATTGGAAAAAAATGAGCCGCGAACCCGAACTCGCCACCGATATCATCGATATTTACGGTCACCGGTTGGACTGGTCGCTCATTTTACAGCATCGTTGCATCCCTCTACCCGCCGCCATCGTCGCCAAATATCAATCTAAATTCGATCGAGCCATTTGTCAGCTGTTGAACGATATTATTTAGAGATTTCCTACCACATCTTGACTCTCTTCAATCACGTATCCATATTTCTCTTTCAAAAGATCTGGATTCGTTTCTTTGACGGCCTTCCATCTTTTGCCTAGCTCTCGTCTGACGTCGGACGCGTTCATGTCGGGATGATCCTTTTTGATGGCGCGTCGTTCGTCGGTACAAAACAAATTATAAATACTCGGTCGGGCGTTCTTTTTCGGTCGCACTTTACTCTCCAAATACTTGTTGTAGCGCTCCCTGTCGACCATAGCCTTGTCGATAAACGGTTGTTTCTCCTGGTCGCTCAAATTGCGCCACGACTCTCCGAAAAGAATCATGACCTTGTTGGGTTTGATGCCGGGATTGGTTTCCAAAATCTCGCGACGTTTCGACTCGCAAAAAAAGAGGTAAGCGCTAATGTTTCGCTGAGGTCCCTGGACGACTTCTCTCTGTTTCAAGCCCAACATCAATCCCACGCGTTTCTGAGTCTCGCCGCTGTGCCATTTCTCGATCAGGTCCACGTTGCCAAACAAAAAGTCGTCCGACATGAATTGATTGATAGCATTAAGGATGGATAATTTGGATTTCGAAATCATGGTAATGGTTTTCTTAATGATGGACTACTTTTAACTAAATTAAACTGTGAGGAGAGAATAAAAAATCATGTTGACACCGGCTATTTGTCAAGATTTGGTAATGAAAACGAGTGACGCGTGCGGGTGCGGTCCCTTGGACGGCTGTCAACATCCGCGACACCAGCGACCCTACAAAATGCACGAATGGATGACGCGCGTACAGGCCATGAACAATTTGACCAACAAGCAGGGACGAGTGTACACGGCTACTGTCCGTCACGACGACGTCGATCATCGCGTCGTTCTCAAGCATTTCAACAAGCCGGCACTGTTTGATCACGCCCGACGCGAGTACGTGGCCGGACAGCACCTCAACGCTCTCAACGTGCCCATGTTTGTCGAAACGTACGCCTCGTTTCATCGCAATTCAGGACCCTACAACTTGACGCGTTTCGTCGACGGTGAAACCTTCAAATCGGCCATGTCGAAAATGTCGCGTCAAAAATTCATCACGCTCACCATGCAAATGTGCGTCGCGCTTGAAATGGCTCAATCGGCCTTCCGTTTCGGGCACTACGATTTACATTTGGAAAACGTCTTGATTCATTTTTCTAGTAAAAAAACGCAAATTCTTTTCGATCAATATCACGTGTCTTTTTCCAATTGTTTCAATCCCGTCATTATCGATTTTGGCATGTCGTGCGGCAGCGATAGCGTCACCGGTGAAACGTGGGGCATGCGACAGCTCGAAAAGAAAGGCATCTACGAACATTTGCGTCCCGGCTACGACATGTTTGTCTTTTTTCTCTACTGTCACCAAGAGCCGGGTAAATTCGCCTTCTTTGACATTGTCGTCAAGGTGCTGGAGAGTTTTTACAAACACGACGTCGATCAGCCGCGTCAGTATTTGCAAACGTTGCGACGCGGAGCCGACAGTAAAACACCCAAACAGCTCTTTGAATTTCTCGTCCAATTCTCGACGCACGTCATAGTCAAACCTCGACGCGTCTACACGCTAGGCGCCATCCAACCTCCGCCACCAGATGCCGTCATTGACACGTACGTCGACAGCGTCTTTTATCAGCAGTTACCGTCGGCAGAGTTGACACCTCAATCGGACGCCATGGCTTTTCGCTCGAGTAAATCCGTGGAATTCAAAATCAACATGTATTACAAGATTTGCCAAACGTCGCTGACGTCGTCCTACGAAAAATGGATCAAGATATTTGAGCGCGAAGTCAAGAAATACTGGAAAGAAAAAGACGCTCAAGAAGCTCGAAAAAGAATTAAATGGCAATTACCTGTTTCAGAAATTGCCAATGCGTCTTGAACGTGGACTATAAGGACACGGCCGATTTCTACGAAGATGACGACAAACCCAAACAGTGTGCCGGCGTTTGCGTCGTCAGTCGTCGCGGTATTTTAATCAATCAATCGTACAATCTCTACTGGGGTATTCCGAAAGGCATCGTCAACGAAAGCGAATCGTTGCGCGAGTGCGCCGTTCGTGAACTTTTCGAAGAGACCAACCTCAAGTTGGATAAGAGTCAACTGACGCGCAACATGTTCAAATTCAAGTACAAAAACATTAGCCGTCAAGTGTGCGTGTTTTTCGCTCACGTTGACGCCGTTGACGTTTTACCTAGGATAAATACGGGAAACGATGCCGAATCTACCGGCTGCGGTTTCATTCATCCCAAATGTCTCCTCGAATTATTTTATTCTGGAAAAATTAAGATTAATTATTTCACTAGGGTTCTCATTAATAAAATCTTTTTATGACATGAGAAAAAAGCCGACATCCTGGTGGCGAAACATTGGCAAAGGTCGTTTGTTTCTCATTGCCTTTGTCACGCTGTGCGTGTACGCCATTTTCAGACGTGCCCGCGGCGTTCGCGGCACTAGCGACCCCCATTTGCTCGGCAGCGATTGGCGCCAACGTTTTCCTCACGCTTTCAGACCAGTAGACACGTCCATTAGTACTTCAACCGCGCCGGCCGACAGTCGCGGTGAATTGGCTTGCCGACGTCACTTGGAGGAGCGCTTCAATCGACCCTTTCCCAAAAAGCGTCCCACTTTTTTGCGCAATCCCGTCACTAAAGTCGATCTCGAATTGGACTGCTACAACGCTGAGCTGGCTCTCGCCGTAGAATATCAAGGTAAACAGCATTACCACTACGTGCCTCATTTTCACTCGTCGCGTGACGCTTTTCTCAATCAAAAGTATAGGGATCAAATTAAAAGAGATTTGTGTTTGAAAAACAATATTGTTTTGATTGAAGTTCCCTATACAGTCATTGATATTGAATCGTTTTTGGATTTGAAACTGAAAGAGCATGGATACATCTAAACCGTCACACGTCAGACAATTATTTCCAGTAGATTCTTTGCCTCTGACGCCTTCACCTTCGCCGCCGCGTCGAAAAATCGCCGTCGCCGTTCGTCGTCGCTTTCTTACCCCCCATCCCCCGGTTCCTCTGCATCAGCTCATGTCGGAAATGTCTCTCGTCGGATCATCGGAACGTAAACGCAAGCAAACGTCGCCTCGTAAATTCACCGTCGGTCCCAAACGCAAAGCGCCATCGTCGGGAGTGGACCGATCGCCGCCACTTTCAGAACCTGTACAAAAATCTAAGAAAAAATCTCAACGTCCAGATTTGGTTCATCCTCACCATCAGACTAAACTTTTGGTTCCATTTGTGGTCAAAGCCGGTGATCGATTGATTAAGAATCTTTTCCCTTCTCAGACCATCACTATGCAAAAGAACGAGTACGGACTGTACGTGTACGAGGGTTTCGTTTTGGATAAGAAATCCGTGGTTGGTAAATATCTGGGTGATGGTCAAGTTACGCCTTTGACTGACGAAGATTTTGAAAAGGCCAAAGAATTAAAAATTATAATATAAATGTCTCAGTTATATCAGTGTATTAAACAAGCCTCGATAAAATACATGGATGTCGACCCGAGAGAAATGCGAGCCTTCATTTTGAAATGTAACAAAACACTAGACATGCAATGTATCATGATGGAAATTGTGGACCATTTTGTCGACGAAACGGCGACCAAAGTCGGTGCCGTTCTTTGCGATGAAGACGACTACATCAACATGGTTCTCGACTTGGAAACGATTCCTTTTAAATTGATGGTCTTGTTTTACACTTTCCTGTCGTTTCACGCCAACAGTGTGGCCGTCGATCGACAGCGATTGGGACATTGAATAAAATTTCAAAGATGTTAAAATTTTTGAAATTTAACCGACAGCCACTGATGTGCCGCCGGCCACTGGTACTTCTACTGGTGCCGTGTTACACTTTTCCATGTGGCTAATAATGATGCTCTCGTCTAGACTTGTCGTCATTCCCACATTGCTAAAGTGTACGTTCTTATCGTTTTTCAGCATATTTTTCAGTTCTTTGCAAACGTTAATGTTCAAACAGTCGTTTTCGTAAATAGTCTTACACAACGAATATTTGGAGGCGAGTTTGGATTTGCGGCTGTTGACGTAGTTTGATTTGCCGCGGACAATTATATATTGATCGTCTTCGATTTTGACGAGTGAAATTTTTTCGTAACACGTTCGTTTCATGATCTTTTTGGAGATTTCCAATGGCTGGTGCTGAAATATGCAGCCGCCACTGTCGGCGATCGTGTCGAAATAGTTTTTCACGACGAGACAAAAATCGCGACACACGCGTTCGACGATCGTCTCGTTGATGCCACTCACAATAACTTTTCCCGATTGAAAAACGAGAAAAGTGATGTAATAGTCTTTGCGTTCATCTAGACCCAATTTTTTACTGCTGACGCAATCTTTGTAAGGCACGTGCTCTACAAAGCTGACTTCGTCAAAGAAGCTGACGTTACGGTGCATGACCTCGGTCGTTCCGACGTTGTACTTGCACGTGAACGTGCCGGATGTTTGTGAATTGAAGCACGTGTAGTTATTATAGTGAGGAGCTATCGTTTGGAAAAAAGTCATTAGACTGTCGGGTTCAATAGGACGATTAAGGTCAAGGACAAAATTACTCATAACTTCGTAAATATAAATTTCGCAAGTATCATTTTCGTACATTTTGGGATACAATAGTTTAAGTAAAGAGATAACATACTGAATGGCTTCGTAAGCGCACTGAAGGGTAATATTGCCTGTGAATTGAAAGGAACCGTTTTTACAAATTTTCATGGAAATTTGCTTGTTGAAACTGAGAAGGTAGAGGTCGCAAGTGAAGGCGTTTTTGAAACCCGTCCGCAATTGGATGATGCTGTTAACCTTTTTGTCGTTGAAGATGTATTTGGAAAACAATTCCATACATTCTACAATGTTCAATTTTATTTCTTTACCGCTGGCAAATCTAGTCTTTCCCACCATTGTTCTTGTGGTGCAAAAGAAGGAACCGTTGTCGTAAGATGAAGGCATCATGGTGGTATTGGTTACGGCGGAACACATATTAACTTAGACATAAAGAAAGAATGTGTAAGATATCAACTTGCTTTTAATCAGAGGATATTTTTTTTAAAATCGGTATAACTCTTGAGAACGATTTCGTACTCGGCTTGGGTGACGATGCCGTCGGTGAGCACGTTGTCGACGACGTGATCGAGATGCGACAGTGTCGCTTGCGATCTGGCGACTATACTGGCGTATCGCGTCTGTTTATTTTTGTTGCGTTCTTCGGCGAGATCGCAGCAACTCGTCACCGCTAGTCCGCCAATAGCCAAGGGTACGGTGACGCCTACTGAAATGGGGAAGATGACGGCCGTAGCCACTAGGGGAATGGCGCACACGTTGACGAGCGAACGTATCGATTCGTTAAAGTTAGCCCAGCCTTTTTGTCTGCCCAATTTCTTTTCGTATTTGGCGAAGGTGTCGCGTACATCTTTTCGAGTTTCTTCCACCTTTACTATGCGTTTTCTGTTCAATTCCGACAGGTCGTTGACGTATTCGAATGGAAAATTGTGACGAGGCGGCGCCGTGGCGATATCGACCGCGACTTCCTTCATTTATTATATGATATACACGCATACAGATACACACAAATTACTGAATTTTTTTATTTTGGCTTAATGGAGCAAACACCGTCTTGACAGAAAAAATCGGGTTGTAAGGCCGGATGTTTGTACAAGGGTTTTCGTTTTTTGTTCTTTTTCGCCTGTTGTGCGGCTAAAGGTTTTTCCACTGTGGTGGTCACAACTTCATCTTCATTGTCGTGGGTAAATTGTCGAATTTCCTCGTCAATGGCGTCGGCTTCGCGTTTCAAGGCGTCAGGTAGACCCGTGACGTCGCGTGTGTCCGGTAGACTACTCGACAACTCAGGTAGGTCGCGTTGTTCATCGTCGGCCACGGCATCGGCCAATTGTGAAACAATGTCCTCTGGTTCATTGACCTCTTCTACTACTGCCGGCAGTGGTTCTGGAAGCGGTGCTGTTACTGCCGGTGGATCGTCAAAAATTTCTGTAATTTTCGACGTCCGCGGCAGTGGCGACGTCCCGGCCAACGCTTCGGCTTGTCTGGACCACAAAGCCGCTAGTAATACTTCTGGAGGCACCATGGGCGGCGGCGGCGATGCTGGGCGAGGTGGAGTTGGTCGTGCAGCAGCTGCAGGCATGGGTTTTGGTGGTGTTGCCGGCATGGATACAAGCTTTGCCTGCGTTGGTGGTGGCGCTGGTTCATCATCATCATTTTCTTCTTCTATTTCGTCTAGCTGACGCATTTGCTGAGATAATTCGTAATCACTCGTATCGATAGTTTCCTTTAAAAAATCGTTCTTCTTTTTCAAAAGATTAGGTCCTATGAACGAAATGAGAGGCGTGATGGCTGTCGTGGCCAGATTCATGAGTTGCGACGTTTCTTCAGCTGGCGAAGGTTCCAATTCGATGCCCTCCATCAGCGATTTGACGAGTCGTTTTTGTTTCTCTAATTCTCGGCGGCACTGATCGTGTTTGCGCTTGAAATAGAAGAGAGCCAACGATAACGCGATGCACGCCAGGACCAGAATTTTGTTCATTTTTTATTATTAGAGAGTTAAGAGTTTGTCGTTTTACAATACAAAAAGATACGACGATGATGCACGTAGATCAGCAGCAACAACGTGTCCTTTTCGAAGCCGTGTCTCGAGCCAAGGGACTCTTTTACAAGAATCTCTTTGATTTACATTTACAAATTAGTCCTTTGTGCGACAAAAATCCTCGCATCCGGCAAACGTGTTTCAAAATTCGCAACAACGGTCTGCAAATCTATACCAATGTCCAACACCACATTCACGCCAATGCCAAAGTGACCAAAGAGGCTTTCGATACGTACACGTTGACCGGCGACGTGGAAGAGCTCAACATTGGCATCAGTCTAGAGTACCTGAAAACGACGTTCAAAAACGCCAAAAAGACGGACGACGTTGTTTTCACCGTTCTCAGCGACGACACGGACGACACTCTTCCCGGAAATATTTGCATTCAAATCATTAAGACTCAAAAGACGTCGAAAAATAGTCAAACCAACGACTATCCCAAAGTGAAATCCAACGCTAAAATCAAAGTGACTCTCGTTCAGAATCAGCTACTCGAATTCGGTGAACGCATCACCGATCCCGTCAACGTTTCCAACGAAGAATACCTCAGCATTTGTCGCAACATTCAAATGCAACCCGGATGGATCGACATTTCACGCAGCGAACAGAGTCTCAAATTTGCTTTCCAAGTCAACGAAATCATCGAATGTTCCACCATTATCGGTGAAGCCAGTGAACCGCTATCGCCGCCTCAACGTTTCAATGCCAACAACATCAAAAGTACCAACAAAATCGCCACTTTTGGACCTCAACTGAAAATCTACTTGAATAAACATCAGCCGATGGTGATTGAGAGTAACAATGAACACATCAATATCGGAATCTGGGTCAAATCCAATGACCAAATTTCTGAAGAAAATAAATAATATAAAATGATGAATAGAAAGGTGTTTGTAGGTGGAATCATCATCAGTCTATTGGCGATAGTCTACTTGCTGTCGTATCCGAAACCCGTCACCCCCACCGTTCAACAACAGCGACCAGTCGTCGTCTACGAAGCCATGAAACGACCGGCTCCCGTCAGACGTCCTCTGCGCTCCTTTCGTCTTCCTGCTCCTGCTTCTCCTAAGCCGGTAACCGTTTCACCACCAGTACCAGTACCAATGCCAGCTCACGTCATGTTGACGCAAACGAGCGAATCTGCTCGTCCAGATGAAGAGTCGCGTCCTTTTCCCGATGAAGCGCCGCCATCATTCGTCGAACCGCCTCCGCCACCGCCGCCGCGTTTAGCTCCATCGTCGCTCACGCAGGCGTACACGCCCACAGTGTTACCTCGAAGAGCCAGAGCGTTACCGATGAGTCGTAAAAGTTTCCGGTCCATGCCACCGCAATCTTTTACGCCACCACCACCACCACCACCTGAAGCGGATCGGCGACCCGTGACGCTCATTAAAGATCTTTGAATAGTGTCATTTTAAAAGTTTTGGTTAATTTTTAAAATGATAGAGTTTTCTGTGGCGTTTCATGGCTCGTTCATTTTTGACGCTTTTACCGCACGTTGAACATTGACACGGGTCTTGTTCGATGCGAGTCACGCAGCACTGAAATTCTCGTTCGTTTAACCACAACGGTCGATAGCCGCACGACTGAAACACATAGTTGACCAACGACTGATGACTGGACGTTTCAAACCATAACGTTTCGTAACCTTTAGCGAAATTACCCGTCGATGTGACGACGACCACGCACACGGCGGTCGTGTCATTCCTCCACGTAGCCGACCAATTGGCGTCGAATTTCAAACAAATTCCTCGACGTTGACATGCGGCAAAAAGAGTCATTGTCACAACACATATATTACACGACCGGACGGCCAGCGAAGAAGCTATGCTCTCTGTCTTTATATAATATTCGTTCCTCATTTCTCTAAATTAATAAATTATGAATAATCAGTTATGGTTGATTATGTTTTTCGTGGTGATCTTGGGAGTACTCGGAGTTTTTGCCTTTACAGAGAAAAGACGGTCACCTGCACCGTTACCACCGGCTGAACCCACGTACGGTCTGTACGGTGGCGCGCCTCTCATGTTTAACGGTGCCATTCTACCGGCGACGATCGATTTACCTAATCCACCCCAACCCCCCATCGCGGCCTACACGCCTTACGGTGCCTATTCGGAACAGTCGCTAGGCTTTCCCATCGGCAACTATTGGCCCAGACCGGACATGATGACGTTTCCCGAGTTTACAATCCCCACCTACATCAATGCTCCCGATAGTACGATGAAACCTCCAGTACCGGGACCCGGACCCGCGCCCGGACCCGTGCCCGTACCCGTGCCTGGACCCGTCGACGCCAAACTTGCCGCTAATTTAACGAAATATTTCAAACAATTGTGGCCAAATATGACGACGTTGACTGACCCGGTCAAATTGGAACAAATCTACGACAATTTAGACGCCTACTATCTCGATTGGATTCCAGGCAAAGAAAAAGCCTCAGCGTCCAACTACAAAACCGATCGTATGCCTTTGTTGACGGCCATCGATTCCGACGCCAAACTCGACTACTCGCGACTATTTGACGGCAACGTGTGCGATTGTTTGCGTATCGCTCACAAAGAATGCATCTACAGTCCTAATCGATTGCAAGCCAAAGAACTTTTGGACTGTCCCACGTGGCCCTACATGGTCGTCAATTTGACCAACGCGTGGCTCATGAAACGCGCCTATGATACCAACAATCCCGATAGCAATTATCGCAAAGATACCATCGTTCGAAACGGCATGTCGGGCATGAAAGGATTTCCCAACGATTCTTTTTACGAAGGTTTCGTCTATCCGGGCGAATACGCCGTCCCCGATTTGTGCAGCAGTAAACCCGATCCGTTTTTCGACGAAATGCAACCCGGTCTGACGTCCGGTGGTCAGCCACTCAACATGTCGCGTCGCAATCCACCGTGGTGGTATCCTCAAGATTGCTCTTCGACGGCTTGCGAATTCCCCGACGAAAAATGTTTGACCGTCGTCAGCGACGGCTCGTATGGTGGATCTCAATCCAAGGGCACCTTTAAACGTTGCTATCGCGACGGAACGTACACGATCGGCAATAAAGCTCCCGCTTCGGCGTCACGTAGCGGCTTTGTGCGCGAATACTTGACGACCGACCTGAAAGACGACTGTCCCGGCGGTTTCCCGCCCAACATTTGCGCCGACGTTTCTCCGCGCGATTATCGCGGCTACTGGACGTACCCTTTAGTCGGTTGCGGATTGTGGTGGACCGTCGGCAAATCGGTGGCCGTCAACACTAAACTCGGTCTGCTCTTGGCTCCCAAATCGGAACAGGGATTGGGTCTGGATTTCGATAAACTCATGGAATTGCGCACGCAAACCAACGCTTTCGAACAGAATTTGTTCCAACAAGTCAATCGAGTCATGCAAATCATTCGCGACGGTAGCGTACCCGCTAACGGCACCATGTGGCCGGCTATGACGTTGGACGTATTGAAACAGCACGGTTACAAGGGCGCTCAGATTGCCGATAGAACGCAAGCCTTCAGCGCCGCCAAAGATCTCGTAGCCTACTGGTACAAAGAAGGCTATACGGGTCTCGATTCCACTCCTCACGGTTTCAATTACAATTACTCGAAATATTTCCCGTTGGGTTGTCATTTTTCGTACGCGTCTCGTTTCGATCATTTGCTCACCTCGTACATGACGGTAGCCAAATTGGATTCCATTCAGTTTTTAGTGGAACCGCAAAACGTCAAAGTCGGTCTGCGTCCGGCCTACATGTTTGAAATTTTCAGCAAGAAACCTCGAACGGCTGATGCTATGGTCGGTTCGGCATTCCAAGATTTCAGTATCACGTCGTGTCGCGCGTGCTACAGTCTCGATCCGGGACCTCAAATCGAACAGTACATCAAGTACGGCTACTTGCCGGCATCGGCCGTCACCACCAAGAAACTCATCGATCCCGCCGTCTTTTTGGCTCGTGCCAGTGCCAAGAGTTTCACTCCGGCCGTGCTTTAAGTTTGCATCAGAAAGCCTCATCGCCTACAACATAAAGATAATGAGTACGCGTGTCGTTTTGAAACGCGTCGAAGACGAACAACGTCTACGCGATCGTTTTACGGTCGTTCTCGAAGACAAGACGACTCGCGTGTGTTTTGTCGACGGTGTTTGGCCGACGTTCAGTGTCCCTTTCTCGGCCGTACCGACGAGCGGCAACAATCGCTTGTATCGACCTTGTCTCTCGTTTCCCCGATTCACGGGCACGTTGCGTCCCGAACAGGTCAATATTCATCAAAATGCTCGCATCAAATTGGCCGAAACGCACGTTGTCATGATTAGCTGTTTTCCCGGTTTCGGGAAAACCATAACCACCCTGTCGTTGGTGTGCTCTCTTCGCTTGCCGGCCATCATCGTCTGTCATCGCGTCTGTTTGGTTCAACAATGGCGCGAATCGATCGCCACGTTTTGCAGCGGCGATGCTCTCGTCGTCGACTTGCCAGGCTACACGGGCACCGACTATCATTTTGGCATCATCAACATTGCCAACGTTCACAAATTAAACGACATCCCGGTCGATCACGTGCTCGTCACCGATGAAACCCACTTGTTGCTCAGCGAAAAACGCAGTTTGAATTTGTTGAAATTCTGTCCCAAACGATTCATCGGCTTGACGGCGACACCCTATCGTCCCGATGAACTGCACGTCTTGTTTAAATTTTTTTACGGTGAAAATTTCATCGTGAAAAAATTGTTCAAAAAACACGATATCTACACGGTGTACACGGGCATAGTGATGCTCGAGCGGCGCATTTACGGCAAACTCGACTGGAACTACATGTTGGAACAGCAAGCCACCAACGTGCAGCGTCATCGTTTACTGGTCGACATTATTCAAACGTTCCCCGCTGACCGCACGTGGCTCGTGCTCGTCAAACGCGTGGCTCACGGTGAAGCGTTGCGCGATTTACTTTTGACCGTGCGACCGTCGCGCGTCGTCAGCCTCCTCACGGGCAACGTGCACACGTACGACAAACAGTGCGACATTTTGATCGGCACCGTTGGCAAAATCGGGACGGGTTTCGATTTTCCCAAATTGGATTCCCTACTCGTCGCTGCCGACATGGTTCAATACTATATCCAATTTCTGGGCAGAGTCATGCGAACGAAAAACGTGCCCGTCGTCGTCGACGTGGTCGACCAGCACGCCATCATGAATTTGCACTACTTGTCTCGCAAAAAAGAATATCTCGAACACGGAGGGCGCATCATCAATGCCAACGAACGCGTTCGAGATTTAACCACCACCACTACTAACCCGTAGCGGCGGCGGCTTCGACGTCTCGCGAAACGATCGTCACGTGCAACGATTTACATTTCATGGGAAAGACGAAATGCTTCCTGAATTCGTCGACAAATTCGCTAAAAATAGTCAATCGAAGATCAAAGACGGTCGTCTGTTTGGTTCTATAGATGAAAGAATTGAGCGATTCCGTGTGATGCCTCAGTCGGCACATGTTGTGACTTTCGTTGACAAACACCCCGGGACCGATCAGTTTAGTTTTCTTGCAAAAATCGTATTTACATCGGGTAATATTGGTAAAATGATGCGCGAATTTACACAGATTATTGTAGACGCACGGTTTCTTTAGCAAATAGAGTCGACAGAGTTTCACGTTGACGACGCGTGACGGCACCGTCGGATGCCTCGTGTTCCATCGCTGAGGTATCGTGTACACTTGGACGTGATTGTTGAACATTTTATCGATATCGTCCGTCGACTCGAACAAATTATAGTGGATAGGTTTCGGAAATATATATCGTCTTTTTTTGGTTGTCATCTCGTCTGGATCGTCATCGTCGTCATCGCCACCGCTGCTGCTGCGATATTCGACAATGGCCGCGTCTCCATCGTAATCGAAATAGTCATCCAACTCTTCTTCGCTGCTGACGAGCAAGTCGTCTTCGGGTACCGCCGCGATTTCATCCGACATTTTTCTATTGTTCTTGACCAATTCTTTATCATCTTGAATTACACAACATTTTTTGAAAAATTAATTTGTCTTGTACAATTCTTTGACGCGTTGCAGCGTCTGTTCTTCTTTGCCCAGTCGACGATTGACGTGGTTGTGAAACGTGAACCAAAAGTAAAACAAATTGGCTTTGTTCAGACACGCCCATGTCAACGCTTCTCCTCCCATTTCACTCGTGTAGGTGTAGGCCAAATGTTGGGCTGCCGTCGTCGGCAACCAGATGTGAAACGTTTCGAGAAATTGACGCATGCGCGTCTGATCTGCAAACGTGGGTTGATCTCGATACGTCAACGCCGTCATGTGTAAAAAGAACCAGAATGGCGGTCCCCATCCCGCCACGCGCGTCGAATACATGTTTCTGGCTTGCATTAAACCGACGAGCGGTTTGTGAAGGCGTTGATTGACGGCGTTGTGAAAATGGACGTAAAACTCGAAAAGCGATTGACGCGACATGGTCGCTTGCAATAAATTGGATTTCGACACGTAGTCTCGAGCGTGTTGCTGACAATAGGGACAGGGTAACAAATTGGGCAACAAGATGAGAAAGTCAATGGCCGCTTTTACGTGAGGCGACGATGGTGTCGCCGGATAGGCCAGACTGCTCGTGTGTAAAAAGAACCAAAAAGAAGGTCCCCAATCGGTCGTCGATCTAAACGATGATCTGTTTGCGTTCATTTATTGGAGGTTATTAAACGTAGTCGTACATGACGTTCATTTGCGGCGCAAAACTGGCTCTACGATGGCGACGACTCGACCGACGCATGGTACGTCTCATGGTCGTGGCCGAAGCGCGACGTTTAGACTTTCGGCGTTTAGTTCGACGAGACTTTCTACGCGATTTCTTTGTCACTCTGGCCATGAAACACTTTCGTTTTCCATTGGCCCTAAAGCAAACTTTTCTCTTTCTAGTACGAGCTACCATTTTATTTAAATAAAATTAATAACGGCGGCGACGTTTGCTGGTCTTGCGACGTTTACTAGATTTGCGCGACTTTCTTTTTGAACGTCGCTTGGAGCGACGTTTGGACTTGCGAGATTTGCGACGAGCCTTGGCTGCCGCCGGTCCCAACAGGAAATCCGGTGGCGGTGGCAGCTCAGCCTCTATTGACGGTGTCAGAAATACTGACGGTGCGTCTTCCGCGAGATCTAGGGAGGGATCGTAATTTCTCGGTCCAAAATAGGTCGTCTTGGGGTACGGACGACGACGAGTGTACCTTCGTCTCGTCCTTCTTTTGGTAGTGACACGTTTATTGGACCCTCTTTTAAACCAATAACATCTCTTATAGTATCCTTTTCCTTTTCTAGATTTGACCATTATTATTTATTAATATCAATTGATTTTAAAATTGCTCACAAATTTTAATGTAGTTTGTGTGTACACACGATGAATGATTTAGAAAAGTTTGATTTCAATCTGGACGCTCGCGATGAGGACATGTGGTCGTTGCTGGCATTTGTCCAAGTGTACGACATCAAGAGTCTTCCGGTCGAAGTGTCGCAACAGTTGACGCGGTTCTATTGCGACAAAATTCGTCAGGTTTCGAAACAAACAGGTCGTGACGTCATGGACGACCATTTTCTCAATACGGTTCACTATTGCATTTGTCGTGGCTACGAATTTTTTCGTAACCTAACACCCTTCAAATTGCGCGTGTGTTTGGCGACGCGATCGCAAGTGAATGCCTACTGGCTCGAACGCATTGCTTCGTTGATGCAATTTCTATAAGTTCCAATATTTTTCATGGAATATTGGAACTATTTCTTAATATAAATCTTTGATTCGAATAAAGAAAAATGATGCAAACACTTCAATCGAATGCTTTCGAGACTCTTGTCGTAGAGTTCAAAAAATATCTGGCTTTACAGGTGCCGTCCGAGTTGGCCGTCGTCTTTCTGACGGGTAGCGACTGCAAGTATTGCGTGGAAATGCGAGAGGTCATTGATCGTGTCATGCCTCGCTATATAGGCAAAGTGCAATTTTTCACCGTCAATTTGAGCGAGAACAAGTCGGTCGTCTCGAAAGCCGAAGGTAGCGTCTATCAGGATGGCAGCGACGCTTCCATTCAACACGTACCCATCGTTATTTTCTATCGCAAACAAATGCCCATCGCTCGTTTCAAGGGTCAGTACAACGAACACGATTTCGCTCAGTTCATCGCGTCCGCGATCGAAGGTTCGGTCGCGGTTCCAGCTTACGCTCCGCCTCCGTCGTACGCGCCACCACCCGCCGCCGCCGCTGGGTATCCAGTAGAGCAGCCGGTTGCCGCCTCCGCTTATCAGCAGCAGCCGTACGCCTATCAACAGGCAACGCCGCAACAGTATCAGCAGCAGCAGCAGCATTATCAACCGACTGCGGCGACGGCACCGGCTAAACTTCAGCAATCGTACTACAACACTCCGTACCGTCAACCTCCTCTGCAGCAGCACCAACAAGATCTCTACAACAGACCGGGAGCAGCTGCCGCCGCCGCCGACAACGCGCCCAGCATCGAAAACTGTAGCGGACGTAAATTTTGCTATTCTACCTACGCAAATGCTTATAACAGTTGTTAAATAATTGTTTGATGTAGATAAAAATGGAGAAGCACATTGAATGGCTATCTCGCAAAAGCGATGTGTTGAAAATGTTTTTCATGATGATTCCCGTCGGCGACGCTTTCCATTTACCCGATTGCAGTTGGGCGTCAGAGACGCGAGGACCCGACACGTGCGTCTGTCAGCACATTATGTGGCGCGTTTACGGCGTTTTGACTAGCAGCAGCAGCAACGGCGGCGACGGCCCTCAGTCGCTCGTATAGCGCTTCCGTCACGTAATCTGGACAATCGACGTGCACGTGATCGACGTAGAAAACGACAGCGACAACGTCAAAGGTCACATGTCGTCACGCGAATTCTCTCAACCATTTCAATGTCGACTCCAAATAACGACTCGTGTACGCTTCTGTAAATGTTGCCGTTTCCTTGTACCATTCTTGATATGTTTTTATCCAATACATGAGTACCCCCTGTAAGTCTTTTGATTCCAATGTCGCGTGACACGCTTCGATGGGGACGATAGAGTCGTCGAGGTGAAACAAGTGCGTAAACAATTGGTTTTCGCGCAACGTCCGGACGCTTTTCCAGCGACCCACATCTCGCCATTGTCGTTCATTATCGCTACAGCTGCTGCTACCGCTGCTGCTACAATCGGAATTGTAACCCGAAGCTCCTCCTTCCGTTGTGGGCGGAGTTTCATCTTCGTCGCGTGGGTAGTCGGCGCATTGAGTCACTCGCGCTAGCAAATCAAAAAGACTGCGTTTGAATTGTCGATGGCGTCGAGCGTGTCGCAACCCGACTTCAAATTCCACGCCCCAATGCTGAAAATTCTTTTGCAGAATGTAAATGTCGTGGATGGGACAAAAGACCATAGGATTCATGTAGTGATGCGTTTGAGTCATGGGCGCGCGTAAACCTGTCACGCCCCGACAGTAGCTGAACCCGAAATCGATCATGATGGGACGATAGTCATCGTACGGCAATATGGTACGCGTGCCGTCGTTGAACGTGTACACGTGTTTACTTTGCGACGCTTTCACCATAAGAATGTTGTCGAAATGCAAGTCGTAATGGGTGAAATCGCAGATTTCTCTGGCCACTTTGAGCATGCAATAGAGATGCAAATAAATGAGCTCTTTTTCGCTCGTGTTCAGCTCGTCCATAGCGTCGTACAGAGTGAATTCGTGTTCGATAAACTCCATGACAATACACTGCGATTTCGCCGTTTCCTTATAGTCCAGCAGTCGAGGGAAAAAAGATTTCATTCTCTGGTCGCTGTTCAAGACGAGCATAACGTCGCGTTCGTGTTGCAAATTCACGTCCGGTAAGCTATTGGTCTTGTAAATGGCTTTCTTTTTTTTATATTTTCCCTCGTAGACGGTGCCGTAGTTTCCTTGTTTGGATAGTTTTTTCATCGTATATGTGTGTTTATGTGTCTCGGTTGATTCTTTTTAGGAGCCAAATAAATTTGATTCACCACGATTACCTGTAAATTTTACAGATATATTGAACGTCGAGCTAAAAGAACGTATTACCACAATAAAAATGACTGAAAAGATGGTTTCTCAAGAAAAGATGGTTCGTCAAGGAAAGTTGCACGTGCGTCAAAAGAAGCAGACGCGCAACGAGAGCATCAAGTCGTGCAAAGAGACACTGGAACGGCTCATCAACACCTATCAGATGGAGCCAGAGTTTGCTCACGATTTGGAAGAGTTTAGCAAGCTCTTTGCGTCCATGTTGAAAACGCTCGAAACGGTGAAAAAGACGCGCAACAATGCCAACACGGGATTGGGTAAGAGTCGACCCGTCACGGCCGCCACGCGCGCTTTCATCAAGCAAGTGTCTGGCGACGACAACGACAACGGGGCGTGTTCTCGTTCCGTTCTCACCAGTCTCATCAGCCGCTACGTCAAGGAAAAGCAACTTCAAACCCACGAACGCAAAACCTTGTTCCAATGCGACGAGGCGTTGTGTAGCATTCTCCAATGTACCGCCTCCATGTGCAACGATGCCAAGAAATTGGAAAAGTACTTGGAACTCGAGTGCATTCAAAACCGCGCCTACATGCAACAGTATATAATCGGCTTACTCGAGTCTGGTTCAACCATTGAGTTGGCGGACGAGCTGAAGTTGCGTGAAAACGATTTGATTTCCTGGACAGAATTACAGAAGATTTTGTTTTTAACTTTCGAAGATGAACAGCAAAGCAGCCCTAGCCAATAAATTTGCCGAGAAAGCCGGTTTGACCGATGCCAAATCGACCACCATCCCATCGTGTAAGTCCATCAACAAGCCGGCCGGACTTTTTATTGGCGAAGACAATTTGAAGTCTTCTGGATGGAAACCTGAACTGATGGCTGTTGGAAAACCTCATAAACTTGTAACTCGAAAACTCGACCCCATTACCAAAGGCTTTGAAGAAAAGCCAGGTATTCTTTTGGATGCTCCACGCCTTCTCATTTTACGTTCGTCACCGTTACTTTGTAAAAATCTTAACACTGGTTATGTTGATGGCTTGTGGAATGCTCCTCTGCACAAACCGGTATCTTATTTGAGATGTATGAGACGTCATTTAGTTTTGTTTGTCGATGAAAAAAATGAGCCGATGCACACTCGTCCCATTCAATTGAGTGCTATGGGACATTTTATGTATAACTTTGATAAAATGTATGAGAAATTTGTTGTCACCATGATGGCCCAGGAGAACTTGCCTTTTGGCGGTAAATTGGACGACACTACGGACAACAAACAGCTCTACTTTTCCAGCTTGTTTGTTTACGCTCCTATTTTCCAGTCGCAAGCCGTCGGCACGCCACCCAATTCGTCGATGGCGTGCATCACTACCGATTTCAAACCCAGCGTCATGATTGAAGCCAACGATGAGCACATGGAAGTTTTCCAAGCCGGAAAGAATTGGTGGAAAAAGGCCGTCAAAAGTTTGTCGTCACTGGAACCTTCTCCCACTCCAACCGTGGTCGACTCGAATTTCGGCGGCGGCGAGAACATTATCTACGAAGAAGAAGTCGACTTTTAATTTTCTTTGTGTTGGTAGTCACATGTAGTAGTGATGGTAGAAAAACAGTAGTTGGTAGTAGTTGGTAAACTTTCAATATTTTTCACATTTTAAATATTGAAAGTATATAACAATAAAATATGTCTGACGTGATAAAGTTGGAAAAATTGCCCAATTATGATTGTATTTTGCCCAACCAATACACGTATAAAGATCGAAAAGCTAGAGGTTCGAAAATTATCATTGTCGGCAAACCCGGTTCGGGTAAATCGACGTTGCTCAAATCGATTCTGAAAGCCAAAAGCGATATCATTAAAACGGGCATTGCCATGTCCGGCAGTGAAGGTGCCAATGAATTTTATAGGGAATTTTTCCCGCCACTTTTCGTCTACGAAGAGTACGACGATCAAGTGCTAGCCGACGCTTTGACACGTCAATCCAAGGTTATTAGCAACAAGGAATTGGCCGACGAAGACAAGTGGTTGGCCGTCATTTTAGACGATTGTGCAGATCAGCCTAGCGTTTTTAGACAGAAAATTCAGAAAACTTTGTTTAAAAACGGAAGTCATTTTAGAATGTTTTACATTATATGCATGCAATTCGCGTTGGACATGCCGTTGAACGTGCGCACGGCCGTCGACGGCGTCTTTCTCTTTCGCGAAACCAACTTGGAATCGCTCAAGCTCATGTACGTCAACTACGCCGCCATCGTGCCGTCGTTTGACTTGTTCAAACAACTCATGCTCCACTACACGGGCGACCATCAATGTCTCTTTTTGAACAACGCTCTCCAGTCCAACGATTGGAAACAGTGCGTCTACTATTGTAAAGCCGACGTGGTCGACGGTTCGTGGCGTTTCGGTTCTTTCGACCTGCACCAATGGAACAACGAACGATTCAATCCGTTGTGGGACGATCCAGAGTATCAAATGAATCAAGCACTCAAAGAGTTGCCTACTACTAATCGCTAAACATTTGCGTCCATATCGGTGTTCCGTCGCTTTTACGCACGGCGCCGACACCGATTCGTTTGTACGACGTGCCCAAAATATTGCTACGGTGACCCGGTGAATTCATCCATCCTCGCATGACGGCTTCGGGTGTCCCGTAGCCTGCGGCGATATTCTCTCCTATGGCTCCCCACGGGTAGCCGGCTTTACGAGCCCTATCTCCCGGAGTTTCGCCGCTGGGATTGTTATGATCGAAAAATCGTCGACTGTTCATGTCGGCGCTGTGCGCGCGGCTAATGTCGGCCAATTTGGAGTCAAACACCAGTTGAGCTAGACCGCGACTCGATCTTTCGGCGTTGGTGATTCTCGCCACTTGACCTTCCCATCCATCAGGAGCCGGTAGAGAAGGTTCAGCTGGTCGTCGCGGTCCCGAAGACGACGAATTCAACAAGATAAGCACCACTACAAAGAGTAGAAACCCACCAAAGACCAATAACATTTTTTGAGAATTTAACATTTTATCTCTATTAAAGGTAGATTATTGTAAAAAAAACTAGGCCGCCATGACGACAAACAGCAGCAGCAGCGTCTACATTATCGACGATTTGTTGGACGAAATCGACGTGTTGAATTTGTTGGCGGCCGTTTCGGACGAAAAGGAGAATTTCTTTCCAACGGGCACTGTGACCAACGCGGTCGACTATCGTCGATCGACCATGATGAATGTGACACCGGCTTTTATTCGACAACTGTTTCACCATAAAGTGATCTCTTTACTGCCCGAAATGTGCCGTCATTTATGGCATCCCGATTTCATCTTGGACGACTCGGCTTTCGAGTGTCAAGTGACTCGCAGCGGTCACGGTGATTTCTATTTGGAACACACGGACAATTGTACACCGTGCGAATTACGCGAACTCACCTACGTCTACTATTTTCACACCAATCAGTTCACCGGTGGAGAATTGGTCTTTATCGACGATGGCACTATTGTGAAACCGCTTCGAAACCGTCTCGTCGTTTTCGATTCGTCGCGCATGCATCAAGTGTTGCCCGTCACCGTGACGGGTGCCAACACGTTCGAAAACGGTCGTTTCACCGTCAACGGCTGGATCCGACGACGTGCCGACCCGTAAAAAAATTCAAAATAAGATGTGTGTTATTTTGAATTTTGTATATGCGTGTGCGTGTGTGCGTGTGTGTGTTTAATATCGCGTGGCGATAGTGACGTCGCCAACATTGTTGACCATTTCTCTGTAGAGTGGAATCATGCCGCTCGTTTGCATGACCATTTCGTTGTCGGGTGAAAATTCGGCTCCCGCGTTGATGTTGTGTCCACCGTACGTGGACTGGTATTTGAGCAAACCCAATTCGTTGGTGGTGTCGTTGTGTCGACCGCCCATCACCGTCATGGCTCCTTCGCGCAAATCAATGTGCGGCGTGACGGCCGGTTTGAACCAATTGTCGCCCGATAGAGGAGCGATAGGCAAATCGCCTCGAATGGGATCACCGAGAGAAAAGAGTCGGCTCATCTTGTTGGCGTAGACGGCGCGCGGGTAAATGACTGGCTGCAATTGACCGCTATGGCTCAAACCCAACGGGTTCATGGGATCCACGGCCAAGTATTGCGTGTCGGGTACGGGTCCTTGCAGAGCCGAAGTGTAGGGAACGTCGGCGACGCGCGGTGCCACGTTACTCGTCTGATTGGGAGGCACAGTGTAATTCAAGGTGAAATTGGTGGTGGGCGGTGCCAACATATCGCTAGCTTCAGCGCGACGCGGACGCACCAGCATGTCGCTGCTCATCATTCTTGCCGGTTGAGGCACCATCGATGCCGCCGGTTGTCTAGTGGTGTTGTAATCGAGCGTGGTCGTCATGGCTCGAGGAGGAGGCTCTTCGAATCGATACGACAAGGGCGGCATGAATGTTTCAATGAGGGACGGCGATTTTCTTTTCGTCCACGCGGCGCACAATCCGACAGCAATTAAAAGTGTCAATATAACTTGAATCATTTATTATTAACATCCACATGTTGTGAAATATTTTGCGAACGACTGAGCGCGTCTTTAGCGTCGAACGAGAAAATAGTAAAGGCCGATTCCTGCAGCCATAGCAGCGATGAAAAATCCTAGGCAAGCGTAATCCATATTTTATTATAACGTGGTTTTAATCAAATCATATCCTTGTTGAAAAAGTTTTATTTTCGTCTCATGATCCAACGAAATGATGGATTCCACTCCGCCTCCGTCGGCTTCGAATTCGTAGAGACGATGAATTTTCGAGCACGCTTCGAGACGCGACTTGTCGAGCAAACGACTCGGTACACTAAAGACAATGTCGACCAATTCTTTGAGACCCGGTGCCGGTGGCGGAAGTGTCGTCGGCAACGGTAACGTTCGCGGTCGAAAACATAGAGCCATGATTCGTTCGCTGAAATCAAAATCTTGAGCCACATCGACGGCCAAATTGTTGACGATGCCTCCATCCATGTAGACGTGCTGGGTTTCGACGCAGCGCGGCAACGTTCCCAACGGGATGGCGCAACTGAAGAGAACGGCGTTAATGACGCTATAGTCGGGTGTAGTGATGACGCTGAAAATCTCTTGTCGCCGCATCGTCACGTTGAAGGCAATGACAAAAAAAAACTTGCCAGTTTTTTTGAATAGTTGCTCGAACGTGACTTGAACATCGAGATAGGTGGGCATAACGGTGGGCAGTAGACTGTGCACGTACGGCGGCCGCGTGCTAAACTGGAAAATCTTTTTCAACGGCAACAGATCGTACTGTTGCGACGGCGTGTGACCGCACAGGAACAGCAAACAAATGATGCTACCGACGCTCGTACCGCAATACGTCGTGATGCGTTCCAAATGGCCGTGCTCTTTCAAGTAGTGCAAGCCGCCCAAATACTGGACGCCCTTGAATCCTCCGCCGCCGATGACGAGCGTGTCGCACAGCTCGGTTCTCTGACAATTTCCATTACCAATATCGAAATTGTAGTGATGGAAATGGCCCATAATTTATTTATATCGTGTGTGATAAATATATTATTTTTCTTGGAGTGAATTTTTTAAAGATAAAAATGAATAAGACTCCAATTTACAAAATTTTGCACAACGACAACACGGCAGATAGGCTGGACCGTTTGGAACGTTTGTTGGAACGCGTGCTCCAGCAACAGCAGCAGCGAATAATGCCAGCGGCGGCAACAATCGCTACACCCCCCACCATGTACGCTCCTTCGAATGTGGTCAAGAGCCAAGCGGATTGCGTCAAATGCGCGACGCGGGCCGCCACGTCGGAAAAGGTGCTCTATTTCGCTCTCGGCGGTGTTCTCGTTCTCCTCGTCACTTTGACGATTAAAAATATGAAAAATAACCGAGGCCAAAAGTACGGCAGATAACCTTAAAAAGTGGAAACATGTTTTGCGATTTCTGTATGTTTAGTAGCGCCAACGACGGGGAGTTTAAGAAACATTTTCGTCGCGCCCCCTGTCGCACGGCTCGATCGATTCTTTTCTGTTGCAAATTGTGCGACTATGTCGGCCACTCGATCAAAGACATCAAGAAGCACGCGTGCACTCGCGTTCGCTTCGAATTCAACGAAATGGAACGTTTGCGAACGGCGCAACTTTTGCCGACCCCTCATCAACTCGTCACCACCGTCGCCGAGCACGAATGGTACAAGATGGAACAACAATTGAAAGAAGTACGCGTCATCATGAACAATCCCAACTTGCAATTGACGCACGTGTCGCTGAGTAATCGCGAACAATTGTTGCTGGTGCCCGGTAAATTGCTCTACTCGCTGTGTCAGTACCGCAAATGGCTTCACGCCCCTCACGTCGGATTGCCCAATTTATCGGTGGAAAACATTTGTCAAGTGATTCGCAATCGTCGCTACGCCGATCGTTTTTTCGTTTTCCAAGTGCACGACGAATGCGATGTGCGTCACTATTTCAAACTCTTGTTCGCCAAAGCCGATGCCGCCTATTGGCCTTTTTGTGTCGACAATGCCACCATCACGCATTGGGTGTACAATTCGACGTGGTGTCCCTTTTCGAAAACGGTCGACGGTCAAGTGTACGTCAAACAGACGCGCGACGAGCTGTTGAACGCGCTCTACGAATCGCGCTACACCAATTGGCATTGGTCGCGAATGTCTCGCGGCGATTTCCATCGATTCGTGTGTCGCGAGTGGACGACGTTGCACTACAAGAACATCATAAAAATCGTGGGCAGTCTGGCCGATGTCATCAATCACCAGTGGACAGATTTGGAAGCGGAGCAGGGACGCGTTCGCGAAAAAATCGAGAAACTCTTTCCGACGCTTTTCGATTTTGTGAGTTTTTGGGACGCGGGCGTGGACGCGGTCGTCAATCGAGTTGAGCTCAACGATTTGACTCTTGACGACGTGGATCTGTACGAGTGTGTGGAACTGTCGTTGACGTTCGAAGAGGCCGTGTCTCGTTTTGTCGGCAAGAAAAAGCAACGCGGATGGCTGCCTTTGATGCGAGTTTTTCGCTCGAGCAATTGAATCGTCACTACGGTTGCTCGGCTCCCAATAAACGCGTCTTGTACGAAATGATTTTCGGTGTGCCCGTGACGGACGACGACGTTTGGAATCTCCCCGTTTTCGACGAGTACAAGAAAAAGGAACAAGAATTCGAAAAGTATATCGTGTCGCCTCACGATGTCGAAGAAGGTGTTCTCATTTGTCACAAGTGTAAATCGAAAAAAATCACGGCCTACAGTCGTCAGACGCGCAGTGGCGACGAACCGATGACCGTTTTTGCTAAATGTAGTATGTGTCAACATCAATGGGTTCAATAAATGAGAAGACCACAAGTCCTTTTTCTCGTCTTGTTATTTCTAACGATTGGTCTAGTTGTAGTCATTATTGCTAAGCAGCGACGACGCGTTCGCGAGTCGTACGTCATCAATTCACCTTCGGCCGTCTCGTTGTTGCATCGATTGAGTGAAGCCATGCGCGACATTTTAAGTAGTACTAGTAGTGGTGGTGGTGGTGGTGACTACTTGACGGCCATGTTGAACGGTCGCGACGTGTACAACGAGTTTACCATGGAGGAGGGTAGTCGATCGTACACGGAGAATAAGAAACGTATCGTCGTCTGTTTACGTAAAAACCCCAATGAATTCTATTCGTGGAACAGTTTAATGTACGTCCTGTGTCACGAGGTGGCGCACGTCATTTGCGACGAATTGCATCACACGGAGAAATTTAACGCCATCAACGCGGCGCTTTTAAAACGCGCTGAGACGTTGGGCTACTACGATCCACGAGTACCGTTCGAATCGAATTATTGTGGTTTATAGAATTATGATAAAGTATAGAATAAAAAGAAATATGGACGCCAAAGATGTTTACATTGTTCCCGTTTTCGGTGGCTACGGTACACCCAGCCAGGTGGCACCCGAACGATTGGTCAAGGGAGGCTACACGCGCATGACGGACGCCTACACGGGTAAAGATCAAGTGGTGACGTACGTGCGTCGCACTATTATTCCCGAATAAGCGGAAAAAAATTGCTAGCTAAATTGGATACAATTACCTAGTAAATAAACAGAGAAAAATATGGATATCGAATCCGGACACGAAGAAGTTTACAAGCCGTTGACGACTAAAAAGCATGCTCCGCCAGAGTCTCGAGCGTCGCGTCGCTACGCGCTCTTTCTAACGGCTACCAAAGTGCTCTGTTTGTTGATGGTGTTGAGTCTTTTGGGATACTACGTCTACGTGACGGTGACGATGGACGACGCGACCGCTCAGTTGGTACGCGACGTGAGTAAATTGAAACAGCATCATCATCATCAGCAGCATCGCAACAAGACCAGCAACGACGACGTTCCCGAATGGTTTACGCAAGTGCTCAATTTGACGCGCAAAGGTTTCGTTCACATTAGCCTGCAACCGTTCCCCCCGGAAGCTCCCGAACCAACCACGCACAGGCGTCCCACTACGTCTACAACCACTACGCCTGCAACCACTACTACGTCTACAACCACTACGCCTACAACAACGACGTCTACAACCACTACGCCTACAACAACGACGACTGTTGAACCTCCCACGACTAGCAGTACTACTACGTCGACGACAGAGAGTACTCCTGAAGATAGTACGACCGAAAGCACTACGACGACCACCGAAACTATCGATCACGATTATACACTTTAAAAAAACTTTTAATTTCAAAATGTATTTTAGACATGTTGAAATTAATTAATCTAGTTTATGATAGTTTGTATGATGAATGGTTCTCTTGAAATTGTTTTCGTGTCACGTGTCTGCGTTTTAACGGGTAATTACACAATGGAAGATTACGTCATGACTCGCCATCAACCGCCTTTGCTGGCTTCCGATTTCAGGAACCAAATCATGGTCGGCTACGACGGTCGACGCTATGATAGCGTGGCCAATTCTCACGGCAGATACTATTGGCGATGCGTCGACAAGACGTCGTGTTGTCGTGGGTTGTACGATGAATCGTTGCCTCGAAAATTGGAAGCCATGAACGAAGACGTGGACGCGTTTGTTCATCTGCTGGAGAGCGACTCGTCGCTTTCGTTTAGCAGTTTTTCTCGTTCGTGGTGGATGCGAAAACCGTTGACGTTTCTCAAAGAGATCGCCATGTATCACGGTTGGCGAGAAATAGATTTCCTTCCGAAAGCCATGAAAATGAATTATATCGATTATTTTATGTCGTATCCGTCGTCGGCCGAAGCGCTCGGCGACCAACTTTTTTTGAAAAAATATTTCGTTTCGCGTCGTCAAATCACCGACGCCTACCTGTCGCGTCTCACTCTGGAACAATTGACGCGAGTCATTGCCTGGTTCCGATTGGATGTCACCGCCGACTACAAAAAAGCCATCATCGGCTACATTCAATCGGGATTAAATTTGAAATAATAATTTTATATATCTTTTTTAGGATATGTAAAATAAGACTGTGTGCGTGTGTGAATAAATGTGCGATTACAGTAAATTTTGCACGACCGACGACGTCAACTACCAAAGTTTGACGACGGAAATCTATCTCAACGCCAGTCTACAGACACTCAATCAGATTTTGAAAAAAGTTTTGGATTTCGAAGCCGAACGCGTGGATCTCATCAGCTACGACGACATACCGTACATTATCGAACGTTTCAAAGGCATGCCCGACTACGCCTCAAAAAACGCCATCTACTTTACTTTGGGTTATTTGGCTCTGCGTCACGAGTGGGACGTGATTTGGAGAGTTCAAGAATTATTTTCGACATGGCTTGATGTCCCTTTAGCATCTCATCACACGATACGCTACTATCGCTATCTAAAACTTGCACCATCTGCTGCAAGTCTTTGATTTGAATCAGTTTGAAAATGATGGCATTATTGATGATGAGGTAAAATTGTTTCTTGTCGTAGGGACACTTCATGACGAAGCGTTCGAGAATGTATTGCTTGACGCACGATCGATTCGTGTCGCGAATGTCTTCGTTTTCCTGACGCAATGAATCGATAGTTTGATGAACATTTTTCGGTAACGACGCCGACGACGACAAGATGTACTTTTCGACGTAAACTTGTTGGCTGCGAGTGGTGCAACGGCTGAGCAGAGCGACGTGATCGACGTTTTTGATTTTCATCTCTCGGAGTGCCGCGCGTTTGTTTGTTTTAGTAAATAATTTCTTGAGGTATAAGATCGACAACGGGATCGGGGGTCGGTGTGATTTCCGCCGGTTGAACGAACGCCGATTGCGGTTGAGCCATACCGTTGTAGTCGAAAGGCATGGTGTTCATCGTGTCGAGCGATTGCATGTCGTGCGGCAACGTGCTGCCGTTTTCCTCCACACCGTAGGGATCGACAACGGGTTGCGGACCGGCCGCGTAGCCGTCCATCCACGAACAGCCGCCCAAACAGATGGACTGGTCTGCCGGCACTGCCGATTGAGATTGGGGCTTTCTGTTGCTGACGACGTAGATACTGGAGGTCGGCGACGACACGGCTGGGGAAACGCTGGTCGGCGAGTCGCGCGTTTTGTAGAACACGAATGAAAATAGCAAGACGACTGTGGTCGATAGAGCCAAAAATATGTAGTTCATCTTTATTGGAGTGAAAAGTTTTGAGTGGGCGGTAGAACCATATGCACGATTTCGTCCTTGTAGGTGACGGGTTTGGGCGGCATGGTCGGCGTCGGAGCCAGTCGCATCGACTGTTCCTGGCTGACGTTGTACATTAGGGATTGGGCATCGTAGCGATCGAGTTGCGCTATATCCCAATCGGATCGAATCAGAGTTACAATATCACTACTATTCATGGTTTTATTATGGAAGTTAAAAAATTGAGTTTCTATTTTAAACAAAATTAGGTTTAAAGAAGCGTTCTTGCCAACGTAAAACTCGCAAACATTATGGAGTATCTTATGAAGTTGAGTGAATTGTGTTTGTCGGCACCCGTTGCCGCTACCGTAGTGTCCACCGCTACCAACGCTGAAGCAGACGATGGTGCTCTTTTGGATGAAATCAAGCGTCATCAAATTGCCATGACGGACGACGATGGCACGTATCAAGTGTATTGTTCTTCTTCTCCTCAATCGGAATTCGAGTGTCTCATTCGCGGCTACATTTTCAAGGGACGTCAATTGATCTATCGAGGATTTCCTTTCACGGAAGAAATGACATGCGACAATGTGACGCGTCTGGACAAAATCAATCTGGCCGACTTTAAGATTTCGTGGTCGTACGAGGGAACGATCGTAAAATTTCTGTACGTCGACGGCAAATGGCTCATGACGACGCATCGCAAACTGAACGCTTTCAAATCGCGTTGGGCCAGCAAAACGTCGTTCGGTCACCTGTTTGTCGAAGCTTTGCAGAAAGATTACGGTTTCTCATCGTACGAAGACTTTCTCGACCAATTGCAAACGACGCGTCGCTACCATTTCATCTTGATCAACAACGCCGATAATCGTATCGTCGTTCGACCCGAATTGCAAAAAGAGAGCATCTATTTGGTGTTGGTGACGGACGAGCGCGATCAGCGGCTCAAAGTCCACGAAGCCATTGGATTCATTCCCATCAACGAAACGATTCGTTTTGATACGGTCGTCGATCTCGTGCGAGCCGTGAGTGCCATCAATCCGTTCGAAAAACAAGGCGTACTCTTGTTTTCCGACGACTACCGCGTCCAGTATCGCGTTTTGAATTCCGCCTACGCCGACTATGCCAGCGTGCGCAACAACATTTCGTGTCGAGCCTTTTGCTATTGCATCGCTCGTCGCGATGCCGATAAACGACGCAAGTATTTGGAATTGTATCCCGACAGCGCCCCGATCGCCGATTGGTTCGAATTGCGAATTCCCGTCATCGCGGCCGAATTGCTGCTGGCCTACAAGAATCGATACATCATGAAAAACTACGTGCACGTCAGCCAGGAGCGGCACGGTCTCTTGTTGAAAATTCAGCAATACTACGTGGAAACGAAACGTCACCACCCGGTTCACAAACGAATCACGTTGGCCGACGTGACGCGCATCATCAACGCGTACGACTATCCAGCTCGCGTCTTCAAAATAGCCTACCAGAAAGATAAACCTCAATACAATGGTGTCAAGAAATAAATACAAAAAAAATACCAATGTCTACTAGTTTTAGTATATCCCACCTGATTGTACAACCCGAACCAACCTCACCCTCCCTTAAAAATAGACATTGGTATTTCACACAATAAAAAAAGTTTACAACACTCGATTGCCTGACGTTTGGTCGCCCACAGTTGACTGTAGGAGTTGTTACGGCGTGTGTGTGTGTGTGTGCGTCGAATGATGAACTCTTTTATAGTTATCAACGGTCGTCGTACAACGTGTAACATTGGCAATGAAGTCATTTACTTGGAACGTCACGAGCTGACACCTAAGATTAGGATTGCGTATTCATCTTACAATTATTGGGAATCTATTAGTTGTCGCATAAAAGTCGGATTCGCCAGTGGCAGAACGAAATCTGGATTCATTTTTGGCAAATCCTATATGGGGTTTACATTTGAAGCCAGTGTAACTATCAACCTTGATCCAACTGTTATTCTACTAATGGTTTATCTGGACAATTGGATGTCGATAAAAAAATTCGAATGGGATTTACGATTTAAACCCTTTCCACTGGAATTAAAGTTACGGAGCGCCATTTGTATCCGTGCCAATAGTCTCGATACATCATCATTGCCGCAAAGTTTACAACACTACGTGGCTTCGATTGGTCAAGACGACGCCTAGCGTTGTGTGTCGCCTAGCGTTGTGTGTCGCCTAGCGTTGTCGTTGTCCGGCGCCGGCGGCGATTAGAGCGATGACGACGACAAAGACGGCGATACCGATGATGACGACGGCGGTGATGTTGACGGGCGACGATGGAGGAGGATTCGGTCTAGGCAGCGGCGACGGACCTGGCGACGGACGAGGCGGCGGCGGCGGCTGAGGTGGAGCTTCAAATTTGCAATTGATGGCGTTCTTATTGTCTGAAATGTTGACATTATTATTGTTTAAATTGTCGAAAACGATTTGGCAGACGTCAGATGGGCACGTGGCGTTTTTGACGTCTTGAGTTTTCAAATAGGGTGCCGTGGCGCACGCCGGATACCAGCACCCGTCATTGAAGGGAATATGGGGTTTGACGTTGCGATAATTGGGATCGGTGGATCGTTCGACGCATTTGCAATCGGGATTGTTGGGATGTTTGACGCAATAGTTTTGCACGATCGTGTCCTTGATGTCGGCCGTTTGAGTGTTGTAAAACAGGCGACACTCGTCTCCCACCTGCGTCGTGCTGTTGATGTTGCTGCACTTTTCAAAAGGTTTACCGCTTAGAGGATCCAGAGCGCACAGTGTCGCTTCGCTGCCGCACAGTCGTTCCATCATGAGTTTGTAATTGTCATTGTCACCGAATAAACGTTTGTAATTGTCAATGACGTTGATGCTATTCATTTCATCGATATCGTATTTGCAAACGAGATTGGGAGCTTTGACTTGCCATTCGACAGAGCTCAATGGATCTACGCGACCGTCATTGAGCCCGACGTCGCATTCTTTACGATCGGGAGGCACGCAAACGCGTCGTTGAGGGCAGAATCCACCGACGCACGATTCGAACGACGTGGTTTCGTCTTCGATGCCGCCCGTTTTGTTGCATGGCAATTGTTCTGTCGAGATACTGCATGTACCGAAAGAACACGCTTGGTCGGTCGTGTACGAGTCGCGCGTGCTTGTCTGTTTCTTGAATCCGGTGTAAGACATGTGTTTATAATAAATGTATATACCTTTTACGTTACCACGACAGGTGAAGTACGAGGTCAGAAAAAAATTGACTCTGCGACCCGAAGACAAAAGGAATACGATAAATGTCACAGTCGAAGAATGCGTTAATCCAGTTGAACGATTTGGCCATGAAACATGGGTTCCAAGTCAACACTACATTTTCCATCGCGATCTCGCCGATAGCGTCGACACATCATCAACCCCTGTTTACGTGTAGGTTGCAAGTGGACGAGATGGTGACTCGCGAACACACGGGTCGCAGTAAACAGGAAGCCAAAAGAACGGCGGCTATTGAATTACTGGAACTACTACAACGTCATCACAATCGACAAAAGCCCTATTTTTCGGTACCCATCGATCCGTTTCTCTTTTGGAACGGGTCGGCTCACAAGGTCAGCGTCACGATGGGCGGTGAAACGCGGGTCGTTTCCGTTTCATGCGACCGCATTTCATATCACTATCGTCCGCCGCCGCCGCTGCCGGCGACCAATCAAACAACGGTATAAATTTGTTTTCAATATTTTGTTGTATTGGAAATCTTGAAAACACACACACAAATTAAGTTAAATTTCTGTACTGTTGAGGGACGTCTTTGACGAATCCCAATTTGGCCAGAGTGATGAGCGCTTCGTCGGCAGCTTTTTCTTGGGCTTCTTTTTTCTTGTTACTCGTACCGACGCCTAGCAATTGGTTCTTGTTGTAGGCTCGACTGACGAACATGTTGTTGTCGGCCGAACGCGAGTCCTCGTAGCGCAACTGCTGCAAATGCTGGCGCTGTTCGTCAAACAACTCTTTGAGTCGCGTTTTGCCGTCAACGAGTGCTTCATATTTGATAGAAATGGACAATTCATCGAATATGGAGGACAACAATCGGTAGCACAAATCGTATCCGGCTCCGTTGAACCATACACCTTTAATTTCGTAAATGGTTTCGTTGATGACCTCTTCGAAACAGCCAAAAAAGGCTTCGAATACATCTTCTAGTAGATTTTTTTTACGTTTAATTCTTTCTTCATTCTCTGTGGAAATGTAGTTCCAGAATCCGAGCTTCTCCGAAATGATGTTGAGCTGACCTTTGGAACCGTACTTGATCTTGAGTCGAGCGACAATGTTGACGCCGTCGCTGGTGCGCAATTGCGGGAAACGATTGTACATGTAGGACACGATGAACTTGTTGACGGTCGAATCGCCAATCTGTTCGTGGTACTCGTAATTGTTGGCCTTGTCGTAGTTGACGCTGGTGAAGGCGTTACCGAATTTGGCCATACGTTCCTCGGTCAAACAGAGTTCGATAAATTCTTTCTTGAGTTTCGCTCGAGAAAACAAATCATAAATGAGATTATAAAAACGAATAGATCTGTCACCGTGATACATGCTGTTTATAATTAGGAGGTTGACAAAAGCACTGACGATCCTAGCGTGCCATCGCAACCGCAATCACCTTCGTCAACTTCACCACCAAAGAGGTTGAAACAGTCCACCATGAAGTAGATGAGGAAGACGCTGACGAGAGCCACGAAAAGCCAAAAATAACGACCCTGTTTAATCGTCAAATCTTCTTGTATATTTTGAGCAGCATACATGTTTATTTATACGACGAATATTTAAAGAACAATAAATAATAAAGAATGGCTGACTACGTTGAAGCTTCTTCTACTAAAAAAATGCCCGCGTGGAAATCGGCTATTTTCGTCGCGACGGTTTTCGCTCTGGTATCGCTACCGTTTACGCGTCGAACGCTCGAACGAACGATACCAGCGCTACAGGACAATAACGTTCTCTATTTGGCTACCGTCACGGTTATCATGTACGTCGCGACGCTGCTCATAATTCAAGGTTCTAACTAAAAATAAATGGTAGTAATGAAGACGACGACAGAGATCGTCGCAATAGAAATATAGGCATTTTTTTCCTCGTCTTATTCGTGGTGGTGGCGCCGATCGTCGGCGTTCTCGTCTACGTGTCGCGTCGACAAACATCCGGTGGCGGCACTCGTCCACCCAATCCAAGTCCAGGTCCGGGTCCTGGTCCGGGTCCTGGTCCTGGTCCAAATCCACCGGTTCCGCCATCGAAATTGTGCGGACGACGATTGATTACAACGTTCGACCCGCAAATCGTCGCGGGAACTGACGCTTACGCCGGCAAATGGCCGTGGATGGTGAATCTGTTTAATTGCGGCGCGACCTTGATTTCCAACAGGTGGGTGCTGACGGCGGCGCATTGTATCTCCGACGCCGATTCTAACGATTTAGATTTGTTGTTTGGCGCGTTCGACACGTCTAAAAACGAGAATCAACGCATTTTGGTCAAAGCCAAACGCGTCGTCATTCATCCTCAGTACGAGAAAACCACACTCAAAAACGATATCGCTCTCATCGAATTGCCGGCGCCCATCGTGTTCGACGGCTACAAGCAACCCATCTGTCTGCCCACGCCCAATATGGTGACCCAAGGCAAAAATTTATACGCCGCCGGCTGGGGTAACACGCGTCCCGAAGCGTTTCCCGCTACGCGAGCGACCAAACTGCAAGACGTCTTGCTGCAAGAAGTGGCACCGTGCACCGAATTCAACATCAATCCGGCTCAACAATTGTGCGCCAGCAATCCGACGGGCGGTCGTATCTGTTTCGGCGACAGCGGTGGACCGCTCATGTTGCAACAGGGCGAAAATTGGCACATTGTCGGCATCATGTCGTTCGCGACGGATCCTTGTACGAAAGGTGCGGGTGGTTTCGTTCGGGTATCTCACTATTTACAATGGATTAAAGAAACCACTGGTATTCAACAATAATATAAAGAGTGCTACAGTAATGGAACAACGAGATTTTTGGATTATATTTTTGGTATTTGTCATTTTGGGCGTGGTTGGCGGTGTAGTCTTGTCTCGATCACCGACTTCGGGAGGTGCGAAACCGCCGCGACCTGGCCCTAGTCCTGGTCCGGGTCCTAGTCCTGGTCCGGGTCCGCAACCTAGACCCACAGGTGGTTGCGGCAACGTGGGCACGCAGAGCGGCGTGCAATCGTACGTCGTCAACGGCAAGGATTCGTTCGCCGGTAAATTTCCCTGGATGGCATCACTCGGTGGCTGCGGAGGAAGCGTGATTGCTCCGTCGTGGATCTTGACGGCGGCTCACTGCAATATAGCCGTCGGAGCTCAAATCGCTGCCGGTGTTTTCAATCGAGCCGTGCAAGAACCGCAAAGGCAAACGCGAACCGTTAAACGCGTCGTCAATCATCCGACGTGGAATCAAGGCGACAATTTCCGCGGCGATATCGCTCTACTGGAAGTCGATCGTCCGTTCGAGTTTACGCAATTCGTCAAACCCGTGTGTTTGCCGGCCAACGCGACGATGGATTTGAAACCGATGGTCATCACGGCCATGGGTTGGGGGTCGGTGACAGGCGACAGAGGCAGTTCGGCGACCATCATGCAAGAAGCGGAAGTTCGCGAAATGACGGCCACCATCCCGATAAAACCTGAAGAACAGTTTGCCGCCGGAGGGGGAACGAATACGACGACGTGTTTCGGCGACAGCGGTGGTCCTCTGATCGTCATGCTCAACGGACGAGCGACTCAAGTGGGCATCGTGTCTTTCGGCACCAACCCGTGTCGTCCGCCGTCGTACTATACGCGCGTGTCGTTTTTCACGTCGTGGGTGGAATCGGTCGTGGGTGCCGTGTCAAAAAACTAGTCAGCCGGCCGATACCGGGCGTGGATCCCATCGTTCCAGCGGCCGCCTCTCCGCAGCCAGCGCCCGATATTTGGCCGTCACCACCACCACCACCACCACCACCTCGCGGCGACGTAGTCGTTCGTCGGGTCGTGTGGCGACCCGTCAATCGTGTTTGGGCGCCAGCGTGGCGTCGTCGGATTTGAGTACGCTCCGCTTGTTTTCGTAGTCAAAAAGAGAAAATGGGTTCAGGCAAAAAAACGGGAGACAGCAGCAGCAGCGCCACCACCACCACCACTACTACTAATAGAGACGGCCGTGACCGTATCATTGCTCCCGAGGTGCTGATGGTTGACGAACGTGTTGACCAACTGGTTTTACCCGACGTTGATGTCCTGGTAAAGTATGTCACGTGTGAAGGTCGAGTTCGTCAATTGTCTATGCCAGTCGCCGATCGTGAAATTGCCTATCGTCAATTGACGGCCGATTTGGTCAATATCGTTTTCCTCTTTGTTTTTTTGGAGAGTGACGACAACGCCTCTGGCAATTTTGAAACATTATTTCGTCAAGAATTTCCGCTGATCGAATTGAAGTATGAAAATCCTCTAACTTTGGAAACGTTGTGCGCTCTCGATTTAGAGAAACGTGGCAAGATCAAGACAATTTTTCCCGCTGTATTGCGTCATCGAACTCGACAATTGGTGGTGAATTTTTTCGAAAACTTATTTTATTGCGACGAACAAATTGAGACTCTGTGAGAAATGGTATTTATAAATTCTATATATTACACGACGAATTGCGTCGTGTTGAAAAACGTGACGAAACCCTTGCAAATTGAAGGTTCTTGTCTGGTGAGAATTGGCACGATTTACGAAATTCAGCATTATCAAGTGAAGACGCGCGCCGTCATTCCCATTGAACGTCACACGGTGTTGGTGGCCGTTTTCAAAAAATACATCAACGATAGCGTTTGGCGCGAACACTACCACGTCCACGTGCCTTCTCTGCAAACGTTGAGTTCTTTTGTTTTGGCCGATCACAGCGTGGCCGTCCCGTGGCCGTATTCGAAATTTATTCCCGTCGAAGAAGAATTTGACGACGTGACGTTTAGCATTAGCAGCAGCAGCAGCAGCAGCGATAGCGACAGTAGTTACGTGACGACCGACTACGAAGAAGAAGAAGATTAGATCATGGACGTGTTTATCGAGAGTGACAGTCGAGGAAGTGTGGTCGATTGTCGTCAACACAATCACGTGGTGGTGTTTGGAAAGTGTACGGTACGAGTGGGAACGCAAACTCGCGTCTACGAAAAACATTGTCTTCGTTTGAAATTCATTCGCTTACCTGTGGACACGGTTCTCGTTGTAGTCTACGTCGATTGGATAGACGAATCGTTGTGGTCTCGACTTTATTTTCCTGAATCGCTGACACCTATTGGCGGTACATGCGAGATTGATTTTCCGCATCCTCGTGATTGTTTAAACATCATTTGTATCAGTTACGATAGCAACGACGATGACACAGATAGCGACAACGTATTTGATTGACACCATTGCGGAAGGGGCGTTAGACGTGGTGGCGACGGTAGTGTGTTGCGACGATTGCGAAACGGCGGCTTTTTTAGGTCACGTGGCGTGTTTGCGTCAGCCGTGGGATTGGACGTGCGCGCGAGCGGCGGCGTCGACGGGTCGTCTCGATTGTTTGAAATATTTGCACCAACGCGGTTGCGAATGGAATCATTTCGTGATGGCGGCCGCGGCACATGGCGGATTCATCGACTGTCTAGAGTACTGTATCGATCACGGATGTGCGATGGATCCTTTTGTGACGTATTGCGCGGCTCAAGCGCGTCGCGTCGACGTGTTGCACTACTTGCGTTCGCGCGGGTGCCCGTGGAATGCGGAAACGATGCGCGTTTGCGCCTACAATGACGATTTGGTCAGCGTTCGCTATTTGAGACGTCACAATTGCCCTATGCCCGACGATTGGAGCCGTGACGACGATTGCCCGTGGAATCTGATGACTCGCAACACTAGAAACAAGTGTAGAATGCTTCACGTCACGTCTCGCATGTATAAATGTCTTTTTAAAGATCCCGTTTCATTTTAATTAAATATACGTATAAATAGTGTCTGTGTAGTCGTATATATTTCTGTAGTGTTTGTAGTTTCATTTGGTGTGTGTGTGTACTGGGTAAGGCATCACATACTAAATGAAACTTTTTTGTTACCACACTGGATTGAATACACGATTTTTAACTGTATGTTTGACGGGTGGTGGAACGCTTACTTTGTCGACGTTATTGACGCCGACGTTCCGTCCTTGGACCGTTTTCAAAAAGACGGTGTCGGCTTTACTCATTTCCACGTGATCGGCCGTCATTTCCATACGATAGTCACCGACGAGCGTGCTATCGCCGTGAATGGCTAGCGAATCGACGAGTAGCGTGTAACCCAACGGGATGCGTATGCCGATAATGTCAATATGTTGATCACGCATGCGCGCCGCCATGACGAAACCTTTGGCATGTTTATCAACGGGACTCATGGCTTGTATGAAGGGATGTCGTTCGAGAAAGACTCCCTCTTTGGTCATGGCGTAGTCGTAATAGTTTTCAGCGAAATGGTAGCGAACCGAAAACATGGTTTTCTGGTTGTTTTGCGTGTCGTACGTGACGCGCGACGATTCGACGAGACGCACATTGTAGTCGATGTAGTTTCCCGGCCGGTCGGTAACGGGTACGACTAGATCGCTGTTGTTCAACACGAGCTTTCCGGCATTGGGAAAAAGACTGTCGTCAACGTTGCCCAATGAAGCGCTGAGCCACTGGACGTTGAGGCACGTGACGCATTCGGGTCGCACTATGGGCAATGTATCCACTGACGTCAACGGGTGGCGGTAGGGATCGACGCGACCGAAATACTCTAGAGGACCGATCATGGTGTCGTCGGGTGACGTGCCGCGCACAACGAGTAAATTCTTTAAATTGAGCAATAACCGGGTGGCGCACATGTCGTCGCCGATGGGTCGTGGTACGGTCTTGTAGTCGCGTCGCAGCACCGTTTCCACTCCGCATTTGAAACGAACGAATCGCATGTTTTTTATTATCACTACAGCCACGCTTGAGATGCCGTGCGCGAATTGAGAAAAAAATTCACTCGGTTAGAGATAAAAATTATCGTATCTCCAAGATTCGTAAAATGATTCAACAGCTAGCACTTGTTGTCTTTGCGTTTGGTGTTGTTCACGGAGCTATTCCTCGAAATATTCAAAATCATCAAATGGCAGCACTGGCAGCCGTTTCGACGCAACACTTGGGACACCAGGATGCGCTCAAAGTGATTATTCAAGAAAAACTGGACGCTTTCCACATGAAACTCGTCAAGAGCGTCTATACCGATGTCGGCGAATGGGTTCAATATTTCGAAAATTTCATTACGGCTAAAATATTGGATCACGAAATGTTGATGCAAAACCAAGTGGCCGATTTGGGCAGCATGTTTGAGAACACGTTGAAACTGTTTGGAAAAACGGTGAGCAAGTACGACGCCACGTTGGCTTTGTTGCAAGAATCGAGCGAAAAGATTTGGAAGTATCAGGAAAGGTACGAAACGCGGTGCGCTCGTAAATCGACGACCGATCGAACGCCTCGTCATCGTCACCGACAACACCAATCAGCGGAAGTAGTAGTACCAGAAGTAGCAGCCGCCGAAGCACCACCAGTAGCAATTTCTGCGAGCGGTGCCGAATTTGTCGACGTTGGCGGCGACTACGACGAAGCACTGGAAGCGTTCAACAACGCCACGGAATCCATCTACGTGCCAACTACGACGACCCGATCGACCATGTCTGAAGAAGTCAAGGCCGAAATCCGTCAATGGTTGAAACCTATTTTCGTTCAAGGTTAAAATTTTGTTTTTTTTAAAAAAGGTATTTTATGTTGTGTATTTTCCAAGTTTTTTTTACCTTGGAAAATTTAGCATGTGTGTAATAAAATGGAGTATGAAAATTTCATAGCCGACTACAGGAAATCCGTGTATTTCTATAAAGAATTTCAAGAGACGAAAACGAGTCGAGACATTTACAAGCATCAATCATTTTTGGCCACTTGGTTCGGCAACGTCTACAATGAAACGGATGAACTGTTGCTCTTTCACGAAATGGGAGCCGGCAAGACGTGCACGAGTATTCGCATCGCCGAACGACTGTTGACGTTGCATCCGCACGAGTATCGTGGCGTCATCGTCATCGCTCGAGGTCAAGGTTTGATCAACAATTTCGTCAACGAAATCGCCGAAAAATGCACCGACGACAAGTACAAAATCGCGCCGGCCACTTCGGCCGACGGCGAGTTCAACGAGAAACTCTTTCGCAGTCGCCAGCGCAAAAAAATCCACCAGACGTACACGTTTTTCACGTTTGAAATTCTGGCTAAAATGATCAAAGATTTACCCGACAAGGTGTTGATGCAACGTTTCGATTCGCACATCATCATCATCGACGAGGCGCACAACATTCGCGACAACGAGCACAACACTCATTTGAAAATCTACAACGAAATTCATCGCCTACTGCACGTGTTGCAGCATCGTAAAATCGTCTTGTTGACGGGCACGCCGATGAAAGACGGACCCGATGAATTGGCTGGCATCATGAATCTGATTTTACCTCTGGATCACCAAATGCCGGTGGGCAACGCGTTCACGACGACATTTTTCGACGAATCGCATCACGTCAAAAACGGAGAGCTGTTGAAATCGTATTTGAGACGACGCGTGTCCTTTGTCAAATCGGTCAACGTCGACGTGCCCAAAGTGTACATGGGTAAAGTGGTGGCTCCGTTAACGCACTTTAAATTGGTGTGTCTACCGATGCGCGAGGAACAGAACGCGGCGTACGAACGCGCTTGGCGCATGGACGCTCAGCACGTCAACGTGTACAACAACACGCGCCAAACGTCGCTGTACGTCGACGCCGAGGGCAAATGCGGAAAACAGGCCAAAGCCGTGGCTCTGTCCAAATTGGCCGACTATAGTTGCAAGTACGCTTTCGTCATCGATCGATTGGAAGAGGCTAGCGCCAAAGGTGAACTGAGTATGGTGTACAGCGATCTGATTCAAGGTTCGGGACTGTTGATGTTGGCCAAATTGTTGGATCAGCGAGGTTGGTCGTCGTCGCCGCGTCATCGTCGTTCGTACATTGTTCTGACGTCGTGCATCAGCGAAGCCAAAAAACAGCACTTGCTCGGTCTGTTCAACAGCGCCGAGAACGCCCGAGGCGAAATCATCAACGCTTTGCTAGGCAGTCGCGTCATCACCGAAGGTTTCACTTTGCGCAACGTCATTCACGAGCACATTTTGACGCCGCACTGGAATTACGGCGAAACGTCGCAAGTTATAGCTCGAGGTTGGCGCAACAGTCATCACGATTTAATCGCTATGGGTTTGCGACCGGTGGTTCACATATACCAGTACGCGGCCGTGGCGCGCACTTTTCCCAGCATCGATCTCATCATGTACAACATTAGCGAACAAAAAGATTTTCAAATCAATAAGATTGTTCAATTGGTCAAAGAATCGGCTTTCGATTGTTATCTGTTCAAGGAGCGCAACGAATGCGGCGACGACGGCGAACGCGATTGTCAGTATCGAGCGTGCAAGTTTACGTGCGACCAAGAGCCGCAAGGTGACGAAGCGTTTTCCATCACGCGCAACTACGATCTTCATTTCTACACGGGTTCCAAAGAATGGACTCGTCATTTCGAGTGGTTGCGTGACCTGTTTCGTCGTCGTTGGTGCGTTCCGTGGTCGGAATTCGAAAGTGCTACTCAGCCGCTGGACGTGACGCGCATGCAATTGGTTCAACTGATCAAGCACGTGGTCAACACGTACGTGGTGATGGTGAATCCTCGAGGCAACGCATCTCACGTTCGCTACGACGACACGGGTGTCTATTTGACGACGTTGTACGACCGAAAGCGAGCCAATTTCTACGACTACTTGTTGAGTAAATACGAATCGAAACCAATGCACACGACGGCGGCGTTGAGCATGTGCACGTATTTGCGACGCAATTTCGTGGCCGACGTGAAACGTTTTCAGAACGACAAGAATTTCTTGATCAATATGCCGACGTTTTTGCAGCGCATGTTGTTGAAAAACGTGTTGCGATTGAGGTGCACGCGACCCGAAGCGCACGTGGCTCTGCAGCGCACCGTGTGGTTGCACTACAAGTCGAGCGTGTACGAAGACGATCACCGTTTGGGCTACCATTTGCGTCGCGGCGATTCGTTTTGCGTGGACAAGAGAACGGGTTACGAGTGCGACACTCGGGTGGTGGACGATTATTTTCAAGCTCGAAAAGTACAGTTTGAAAATAACGAGTACGGATGCTACGGGCAGGAGAATCGCGATCTCGGTGAATTTTGCATCAAGATAACTGACAATGATAAAAGTAGTAGTAGGAGTAGTAGTAGTAAAAAAGGTGATGGTTGTAGCGGTGGTGCCGCCGCCGCCGCTGATCGACGTAAAATCAAGAGCGGTCGTCGCTGCGTCAATTGGCACAAATCCGAGCTGATTAAATTGATTGAAAATAAACTGAAATTTCCCGTAGATCACGCTCTGAGTCGCATTGAATTGTGTCGTCTCATTGAACTGTTTTTGAAATCCAAGAAACTGATTGAAAACGACGACACGTGCGGCACTCAGTACAAACGCAAATTGTTGGACGACGACGAAAATAACTAATTGTAACTGAGAGAGATCCATCGATATCGACCGTCGTACGCGTCTCTGACGGAAGCGTAGAGCGTGTTATCTATGCCGACGACGACGCGATTACGATGTTGTTCGGCGCTCTCTTCGGGTTCCATCATGTAATTGACCATTTATTTTTAGATTTGAATAGCTCTAAATTCTTCGAGTGAATAGGCGGCCATACATTCGCTACTGCAGAAATGAATGATTGGAAAATCGGTTTCGTACGTTTCGATAAAAACGGCGTCTTTGGCCTTGTGCTGACGACAGTGCATGCAGAGACGTTCGTGGAAGGCTAAATGTTTTTCAATGAGAAGGACCAACTGATTGACTTGGTCGTCATCGTCGGCGGCGATAATGTGAGCGTTATCGGTACTATTGGTGGTGGTTGTAGATGGCGGTTTGACGTACGTGTCGAGGAAACGCTGAAGAGCGCGTCGATCGAGATGCACTCGCGTGTACGGATTGACGCCACTTTCGTGTTCGATAATGTGAAACATTTGGCCGATAGAAAATCCGTAAATGTCGTTGCCGTCTTGCATGTAGACAATGTCCTCTTCGGCGACGTCGACGAGATGCGTGGCGTTTTTGCACACCGTTTTCCAGCTGGGTAATTGGACGAATTTAATTTTGGACGAAACCATTTTGGTCCTGCCGCCGTAATTCATTTTGACGCTGCTGTTGTTGACCAGTAGGGAATCGATGCATTCGCGTCGGGTTTCCACCCATTGATCGTACAATTGCCGGCTAACGTGCTGGAGAGTTTCGACCGGCGTGGCGGCATCGTTGTACAATTCTCCCAGTTTATCGTACTCGTTCATAAAGGGCAACATTTCAGGATTGTAGTACTTTTTTTTGAATCGTTTGACAAAGACACTTTCGTGGACGATCGACAGTTTGGGATTCAAAAATATAACGAATCGACACATTTCGTCGATGAATTGACGGCCTACGGTGAAGCGTTCGGCAAAGACGTTGATGACGCGCCGAACATAGTCGCAGTCCATGTCGAGACGACATTTGATGTAGCTCTTGAAAAACTGGCCGTACGTTTCGACGTCGACGTTGGCGTCGAGAATGCGTTGAATTTCATCGGTCCTGATGTTGTGCTTCCAATTGACGAGATACTGTTGCTGAGCGTTGAAAATCTCTTCGTTTTGTCGGAAAAGTCCGTACTGGGTGATGATGCCGACGATGAATCGGTATTCGACGTTTTTATGAACGACGGTGGTGACGTTTCCCTGTTGGGATTTACGTCGAGCGACGCTCTGCACGTCGAAATAGAACTTGTTGGCTCGATGATAGGTGTTTCCCTGATCGTCGCGAAGCGAGTCTTGCAAGATGATGAGCGATTCGGCGGCTAAATTTTGAACGCACAAATAAATGTCGTTGACCTTTTCTTTGAACCAAGGTAGGATGCGATAAAAGTCACGTATTTCGTTGAAAAATCCATCTTGATTGAAACGAACAGTTTCCGGCTGTCGTTTGGGTGTGTCGATGACATTTTTTTGCGAATCGAGACATTTGGTTTCCATCGTTTTATTGTTGTGTGCGCGCGCACACGAATCGCGGTATATATATATATAAAGT